TGCTCTGAAAAATGATATGCCGCTCACGGATTTTATTCGTGGCGTGAACAAGAAAATCAGTGATTATTGGCAACGCAACAACTTCACGCACAATGATGCTCCCGTGGTCATGGTTGACAGCGTGGGCGAGCGTTATGCCAAACTTGCTAAGTGTGAGCGCGTGCCGCATCGCACTGGTCCGCTCAAAGCCGTTGGCGTTTATTGCTTCTATGACGTAGCCACTGGCGATTTGCTCAAAGGCACTTGGAAGGCTCCTGTTGCCAAGGGCGTGCGCGGCAACGTCAAGGATGCCAACGTGCTGACCAAATTCACTGAATATGGTCCTGCGTATCTTCGCTAAAAAATAGAGTTGCTTTTTATAAAAACTCTGCTACTATCATTATTTCAGTCAAACAACAACACAATACCTATGATCAATCCTCCTAACAACACTATCTTTCAGTATGTTCGCAACCGGCGACGGCAAAAAGTCGGCGTGGTCGTCGCTGTGAAGCGGCACGACAATACAGTTGGCTTTGGCTACAGCCTGTGTGCCACCAACCGAGGCGACAAGTTCAACCCAGAACTGGCGTTGAACATTGCGCTTGGTCGTGCCGAAGCGTTTCCGCACTTTGATGATGAAATTCCAAGTAGCGTAGAAAATGATTGGAGTGAAATTCTGCATCGTTCTGAGCGATATTTCAAGGACGTTGAGATTGTGTAAATAAATTTCAATGATGGGGTGCGCATATCAACTCACGCACAATTTTTATTCATGAAACTCAAACGATTCACAAAGCAGCAAGTTATTGAATTTGCCAAGAAAAATTTAGCAACAAGCAATTATGCTTTCTCTGAACGCAGTGGAAAATACATTGTTAGTGTGCCAAAGAAGAAAAAATAAGAGTTGCTTTTTATAAAAATTCTGTCATTGTTTTAAATATGAAAGCAACCATTCTTCCCAACGACATTTCAGTTGTTTACTCATATCGTCCAGATGTTCAGCGTGAATTTCTTACTGTTGATGTTCCAAATGGTTGGGATGATGTAAAGAAGATCAGCAAAAAAGTGTTGAGCTATGATGGTCGCAAATTCACTTTTACTGCTTGGAACAGCGACACGCTGAAATGTCATTTTGTTCGCAGCTTGGTGGGTGGCATTGAGCCAATCGCAACTTTTGATAAATAAGTGTTGCTTTTTATAAAAACTCTGACATTATTCTAAATATGAACAAATCACCAAAACCCGGTTATTACGTTGAAAATAAAGAAGGTTTTATTTATCTGTATCTCAGGGCAGAAAATAAGTGGGTTTTTCTTTCACCCGATTCGATAGAAGAAGAAAGTGGCTTTCCGAATTATGACAGCAAAAACTTGCTCAAGCGTTGCAAGTATGTGGGCAAGGGTCTCAACGACCTGATCAAACACGTTGTGAACAGCAAATTGGCAAAATAAGAGTTGCTTTTTATAAAAAAATAGTCATAGTATTACTCATGAAACTTCATTCAATCGTCATCCCACATAAGGGCAGGTTCAAGGGCTTTCAGTGTATGGTTGTTGGCCACTACGGAGATGGAAGTAATTTGGTCAAGATTGCTTATGGAAATGATGCCACTTATGAGTGGCGTGTTGATCTGGAAATTGTCCGCCCTTTGCCATGTAAGTCCAAAACCTCCGAAGAATAAATAGGTCTTGCTTTTTATAAAAATTCTGTCATTGTTTTAAATATGAACTCCTCAATCACCTTCACCGAAAAGGGTCTGTTTCTGCTCGCCGTCACTGCTCTGGAGCTTGACAGCACGCCCCAGTATAGCGTTGATTATGACAATATGACAATCAACACCGATGATGTTGATTATCTCGTGGACTTGTTGCATGAGCAAGGCATTGTTGATTTCGGTAGCTCTGGTGATGACAACGAGCCTGACCAGTTTCGCCACGACGGCGAGGCTGATGCTGACGCTCTGCGTTCCGCTGGCTATGATGACGAGGAAAACTACTGCCCGTCGATTGACAGCTTTGGTGGGGAGGACGAGTAAAATGTATCTTGTAGGCGACAGATTATCATTTCCTCATAACTGTTCAACAAGCACAGGCACTGTTGCAGTTATTCATGAAAATCAAAATATGTCATTGACATATTGGGTTGATGAAGACAATGGTGACAATGTGCTGCTGTTTGATGATGCTATAAATGTATCACTTATTGAACCAGAATTTCTTGACTTTTGATTTTTTCGTTGGGTTCATAAGAAAAGAGGAGGCATAAAAAACCTCCCCTTTTTTCTTGCTTTTTATAAAAACTCTGACATTGTTTTAAGTATGAACCTCACCAAAGCAGATTTTCAGAACGACTTGAACAAAGCAACTGTTATGGGTGCAGCCGCTTTTCAGCGTGGCATCTTGTGTGCTTGTGCATCTGATGTTGAGTTTAGTTATTTCATCAAGAAATACAGCACAGCTGATTGGAAATTTACCAAGCAACTGTTGAAGCTCATGGATGCTTGGCAGCGTGGTTGGACCGTTGAAAATTTAAAATAAGTCTCGCTTTCTATAAAAACTCTGCTATTGTTTTAAATATGAAAATTATCATCAACTTTGAGAGAGAGCTTGGCCGGTTTCCTACTCAACTTCGATTGAGAATTTGGATGCGGTTTACTGATTGCTCATATGAAGAGTTCCACGACTATCTCGACAAGAACTCTGAACGGCTTATGAAAATGAGACTGAGTTATGACGTAGGGCACTCTGACAAAGTGATTTACTTTGTTGATTGAAAAAATAAGTCTCGCTTTTAATAAAAAATCATACATTATCTTATTTATGAACTCTAAATCAATTATCACTGGCGTTGAAATTGGCAACATTGTGTTTGAGCTGGACGAAGCTTGTGCTGCTACGAGAATCACAGAAGACGAGCATAAGTTCGCAGTTGATGCAGTTGTTGCTGCTTGGAAAGCTCAACTATCATCCAAAAAAGTAAAATAAGTCTCGCTTTTAATAAAAACTCATACATTATCTTAAATATGAAATCTTGGAAAACTGAAGTTTGCACAATGTATCAAGGCGAAAAATCTTGGGCAAGCAATGCTCTGCGATTTGCCACCAAAATTGAAGCTGAAAAAGCTGGGCATGAGCTGCTTTCTCGTTGGTATGTTCCAATCAAAAGTCGTGCTGCACAATCAGAAGATGCAGTGAATTATATTTTTGATGACGCCACTGGTCGTCCAGCACCAATATCTGTTTGACATTTATAAAAACTCTGCCATAGTCATAAACATGAACTTCATCACCACCATCTACGCTCAAAGTGTTTATGACCCGCGTGAACAGGTAGAACGCACATATACCGTTTCAGCAGAGTCCAAAATTGAGGCCGAGATCAAAGCCTTGAATAAGTTTTGGAACGAAATTGATTGTATTTCATACAGTTACGTTGATCAAGATACCGAAGAAGCTTCTTGACCTTTTATAAAAACTCTGTCAGTGTATTCAACATGAAGACCAACTCGCCAATCAAACTTCGCAGCGTGTTCAGCTCTGGCATGAATCTGGGCAATCAGATTCACAAAACCAAAAAAGGCAAAGGTGCCTACACTCGCAAGAACAGAAACAACAAGTGGCAGTAAAAATAGAGTTGCTTTTTATAAAAAAATAGTCAGTATATATAACATGAAAACCGTAGATGATCGCAATGAATCTCAGAAAATCACTCACAAGTGGGCAATCGTTGCCAAGGACAAGTGCATGAGCGGCTGGGGTGGAGCAAGAGGTGGAGCCAGCCGTGTGGCTTGGGCTGTGGAATCATATGCTAGTGTTGACAAGCTATTGAGCTGGGTCAAGTCGCGCAACGAAATGAAATATGTTAATGTCGTAAATTTGAATGATTATCGTGCTCCACGCAGCACAGCACATTTTCATATCTATGTTGCAAATGCCAGTCATCCTGCGTTTGACTAAAAAATACTGTTGCTTTTTATAAAAACTCTGTCAGTATTCTAAACATGAAGATCACCAAGCACACCACAATTGCTCTGACAATCGACGAGATCAAGCAAAGTCTGTCTGACTATCAATCTGAGATCATGCATGAAATGCTGCTTGAGTATTTCAATCTTCCATATAATTCTGGCAAATTTTGTGGAGATGCATCTGTTGATAAACAAAAACTTATGGAATGGTCCAATTTGCTTGTGAAAGGCACTCATAGTGAGGAGTTTAATAAACTCAGCAATGGTCGTTGGATTCATACGCCATCATTTAACAGTGGATTTGTTGAATTGATTGAATCTTTTCCACATATGTTTTTGAACACATCTTTGTTTGATGGTCTAGATGCCAAGGATTTTAGCGTTAAGATTATGCATGACAATGGCGATGAGACATTCGTCAACAGTCAAAATATTCTCAACAACATTTGATTATTGTCTCGACTTTTTATAAAAACCAGTCATAGTTTACAACATGAACTCTATCTTTTCTCCTGATCTGGTAAACAAGCCCACGGTTGTCAATGGTCCCAAGGTTGGCGACATATTGGTCAGCATCAGTGGCTATGAAGCCAGCATTGCGTCGTGGGCCAAGGTTGTGGCCGTAACTGGCAAAAGCGTCAAGATTGTGCGCTTGCCTGCTGACAACAAATACAGTGGCGGCGGTGGCATGGAATGGATCAGCACGCCTGCTACGGATCGCATCAAGGGTGATACTGAAACCAAGCGGTTTACTGCTGATGGCGACGGCTATCGCGTCAAGAACAACAGCTACAGCAACTTTTATGTGTGGGGTGGCAAGCCAATTTCTTGTTATAACCACCACTAAGATTTAGGTTGAGAGTGTTCATAGTTGAGGGAGTCGCGTGGTGGCGACTCCCTCTTTTTTTTATACTTTTGTCTGGACTTTTTTTTAATTTAGTTCACTATTACTTTTATGAACGACAACGATTTTCAAGAACTGGTAGATAAGCTTTTCATTAAGCACGCAAAGCGTCTCGGCGGCGATCATTGGGCCAAGGGCGATCTTGGATTGGATGAATACTGGGTCGTTGATTTCGCCAAGGAACTAAAGGAGATTCTAGAAAATCAAAAGAAGTAATTTCTTGACTTATTATAAATAATAGATCAATCTAAGTGTATGAAATTTGTTATCTTCAACAATGTCGCCAATTTGAAAACCTACAACAACACTTGGATTGTTGTAGCACCCAATACATCATATAAACTGTTGAACATTCAATTTGATGAATATGGTATCATACGTTCAATTGTTTTTTCTGTGAACAATGACATTGTTGCTTTTGAACGCAGCAATGTTACTGGAAAATTTGGCAGCAATTTTGCATTGAGTGCTTGACATTTTATAATAAGTAAGTCAGTATTTATAACATGAAATCCAAGAAACTTACCAAGACATACTTTGAACTCTACACGATTGGTGCCACAAGTGGTTGGGGAGAATATGACGATGAAACCTTGGACACCACACTCAAAACACTCAAATCTGCTATGAAAGAAGCAAAAATTCTGGCCGAGGAGGGTCAAACTGTCAAGATCAAGCAGGTCAAAGAATTGCTGTTTATCAAAGGTGAAAAGGCTGCTTGACATTTATAAAAAGTAAGTCATTATCTCTCTTATGATTTACACGCGAACCACAGACACCTCTTTCAAAGCGCATTTTAAATCGAATGTAAACTACTCAATCAGAGCGTTCAAGAAAGAAACCATCACTCTTAAGTTAATTGTAATTCTACTTTCGTTCGCTCTTCCATTCGCTTGGACGTGGTATGCTTTAAAGCGTTCACGAAATAAAGAAGGTGTGCTTGTTCCAAAGGCTTGACTTTTATAAAAACTCTGTCAGTATTTATAACATGAAATCATTCCTGCTCTTATTCGGCTGCTTGCTCTCTATCGCTGGCTTTTTTATTTACAACCATTCTATTGGGCAAGGTAAATACCGTAAATTGGCATTACTGTTGTGCTCTATTGGATTGATTCTCTCATACATTGGCAGCACCCTATTTTAGTATTTATAACATGAACTTAATTTACGTCTATTCTCTAAACTATATTTTGCTTGGTTCATTTTATGCCGCAAACGGTTATGGTATTAGCCAAGAGGGAGCACAACGAGTTGTTAACCCAAATACACTGGGCGAAATTCAGAGGAACGAAAGACTGAGTCAGGTCGTTTTTTCATCCATAATGAAACAAACTAAAGTAATTGTTAAGCGTATGGATTGATTGAAATTTGGTTTGACATTTATAAAAACTCTGTCAGTATTTATAACATGAAACTTAAAGACCTTATCAAGCAACTCAACGACATCAAGAAAGTTCACGGTGGAGACATTAGCTGTGATGTTATGAACGGTGTAACTGGTCGATTTTCTGGCATAAATGCGCTTGATCTTATTTATCCTATCGGCGCGAATGGCGCATATGATCGTTCCAAGTCGCCCATTGGAATCTGGGTTGGCGACCATAAAAATCCTTGACATTTTATAAAATCTAACTCATAGTTTAGAACATGAAACCAACATCATTCTTTGATTTGCCTTGGGCTTTGCAAGACATTTTACTTTCGGAAATGGACACTTTGGATTATGACAGTTATGAATATAGTCGTGCTGAATGCATTCATGACATTAGCAACGGAGATGTGAGCGACAAAAACAAATATATTATAGATAATTTTTATAAGAATGTTAGTGTTGAGCACTTGCAACTGCGTGCAAAGCAATGTAAAGAAAGTCATTTGCTTGCAATCAGCGCGTTGGATAAAATAATTGGTTGACATTTATAAAAAGTAAGACACTATCTATAACATGAACCTCGTTAATAACAAAGAAATCAAGTTCAAGAACGGTCTGGTTATTCCTGTTGGCACAAAATTAAATGTAATCTTCAAGGATGGTGGCACTGTTTGCGCACTGGCTGGTGGCAGTGCTGGCGGCGTTCCTGTGACAGTGAAGCTGCGTTGCTCTAGTCTGCCACGCTACTTCACTAAGTTCAAGGCTCCTTCGCTCAAGACCATGGAAAAGTGGAGCGACGATGGTGTTGCCAAGTCAATGCTTGGTCAGGTAGTTGAGCCAGACGGCTATGACAGCGAAGGTAGTCCAAGTTGGATGCTTGTTGCGGGCATCATTTAAATAAAACAGGGGGCAATAAAAAGCCCCTTTTTTGTGCTTTGTGCTTTACTTTTTATAAATAATCGTCATTGTTTAGAACATGAACTCCACCATCAACACTGCTCCTGTTCGGTCAACCTTCACCCGCGTCTGCTCCACCAGCTTCATCAAGAATCTGGTCAAGGAGGCCAAGCGGGTGGGCTATGCCGTCAACATACTGCGCGACAGCGACATGAACAAGGGGCCGGTATATGGCTATCAGGTCTTTGACCCGAGCCACGACAACTCCTTGGTCTTCAAGGCCATCGCCGTTCGTCCCGACACTTGGGGCACGACCTTCAGCAAGGTTTACTGGCAAGAGCCGACGGTCTGACGAGAGGGTGGCGTGGATCACGCCACCCCCGCACGGGGGGATGGGGGGACGGTGGCTTTAACCCCCCACCCCTCCCCCCTCTAGGTGGGGTGTTTGGTGCCTTCTAGGTGGGGTAAACCCCCACCCCCCACGGGGGTCCATATTCATTCTCTATTCGAGGTCAATTTTTCTTATACACTTTTCGTATATACGAAAAGCATATGTTGTGCATGTATTTTTCATATAGTTAAAATTTCATATATCCTATACACACTTTTATGATATTATACCCTATTTTTTGAATTTAGAATTTTTCTAATTTTTGTTTATAGGATTTTTGTATATATGATATTCTATATGTTAGTTCTTGATAACATATCTACCCATATCATATACTCTTCTTCTTATATAGATTTTTTGTAATTTTAAATTTTCCTTTGACAGATTTTCTGGCCAACCATTTCTCATAAGATCAGAAAACTCGTGTGAGTGTTCTCTGTGTATATCAAAATACAATGCGTCATTAAAGAATATTTCTTCTTGTATCCGAGATTGAGTATATACTTCAGGTTTGGTTTTCTTTTTAGGCTTTGACATATACTCTTCATATCTAAGCTGATATAGCCTATTTTCGATTATATCCATGTTTATTGGCATAATATATTGTGTATTTTAATATGTGGCATTTCTCCAACGCTGGAACATTTCTTTTCGAAATTCTTTGGTTTCTGGTCTATATGTAAATTTCCATCTATTTCCCCGCCATTTAGCATATTTTATATGACAAAATAGTTCTTCGAAACATTCATCGTTCCATCCAAAGGATGCTTCCCATTCGACTACTTCATCCTCGGATATAATACTTGCGTCATCATTTATCCACGCTTGATATGAAATTTTGAATTTCTTTTTAAATTTTCTAGCATGCCACTTGTTTAATATAATTTGCCCTGTCGTTGGCGGCAATTTTAGCATATCAAGTCTACGTTTGATTGTTTCTAAATTAAATAGCATATCTTTTTTAGTTGTGGCATATATCATGAACATGTTTCATAATAAGTCAAGATTGATTTTTTGTTATATAGTTTTTGTATATATCAACATAAATGTCTTGAGCATATACTTATTGATATATATGAAACCAAATATCTCCGAAATTGGAAAAATTGTAAAAGACATGACCAAAGATGTCACTTCTGCACCAAACTATAATGCAGCTGCTGCTGAGATTGTGAAACAGGGTATTGTTGACAAGACCAATGCTCGTATGGGTTATGAAACAGTTTTGACCAAGCCACTGGGTAGAGTAACACCACCAAAACCGCTATAATGTCAGTAGTTTCGTATATTTATATTTATAAAATATATGAACAAGCCCAGATTGCCATTTGATATAGAATTTTTGTTGGAAAGTATATTGGATGAATCTCCTGACAGAATTGATTTGTCGGGAAATTCAAATGATAAAACAAAAAAATCTGATGCAGAAAGACTAAACAGTCTTGGTGCAGCTGTGCCAAAAACTGGTGCAACATTCAAATATTTATCTAATGATGCTTATGCTTTTTTCTTTGATGTTGAAACTGGTGTAATAATGTATTCTGAAAAAAACACCCATGGCAGCATGGAAGAAATGTTGCAAACAGCTTCACATAAAGCCACCTTATATGCCGCCACGTTCAAAAACATGTATAAAATCAAGCGTGATGTGTTTGGTAATATATCTGCATATTCATACGCAGAAAAAGAAGATGATGGTGATGATGCAGCAACTGTGGGTTTTGTTGGTTTGCAGCAACAAGGTGATGATGTTGAAACAATCAGAAATTATTTACACAACAATAGACTGCGTTTTCGTCAATTGAATATTCGAGGAAACGCGGACGATTCAGCCACTGTTCCGGCTGGTAGAATTTGGATCAAGAAAAATGCAATCAGTTTTTGGAACAGCAAGGATGAAATTGTAAATGAAAATTTCCAACTTGTTGAAAAGTTGATGAGTGCAATGAAACTTGATAAAACAAAGTTTGCTTATGAATTTGTGGACACGCGAGGTTTGTTTGCATATTCAGAACTTGTGGGCAATTCAAACAAAGAAAAATTGAGTCCAGAAGAAATAAAAAAACTATTGGCGGTTCAACATCTGGATTCAAAAGCAAAGAAAAAATTAGCTGGATCAACATATAAAGCAGATCACTTGAAAAAAGCTGCCAAAGGGTTTGATTATGCTGCTAGAGCAGATGCTGCTGTACCAGCACTGGAAGGTCATATCAAACTAAAAGATTTGATAAATGAAGATCCTGACGCTGTGGTTGGTTTGTCGGGAAAAGAAATTTCTGAATGGACAGATGCAGATGCTGTTGCTTTTATTATCACACAAAAATGCAGCATAGTCAATGTGGGTGGAATACACGCTGACATCATGGATACAATGGAAACTTTGTATATATATTTACTGGACCGCCCAGATGCCAACGACGCAAGTTTGCAAAGAAGACTTGAAAAGAATGGCATAAATACCGACAATATAGTTGCGTTAAGAGAACTGTTGACGCAACCAAGTGCATTTCATGAATATTTAAAAAACGGCGGCAGAACCGGAAACCAAGGTATTAATTTCAGAAACATACAAGGAACAATTTTTGGTCGTTTGTGGTATAGAAAGAAACTGATGAGTTTTTGGAATAATACACAAAAAGTTGTGAAAAATTGGAATTGGGTAAAAAACTTTTTCAAAAACATGCATAAAGAAACTGGCGACTTGAATGATTATGAAGTTGATTGGTTGGAAAGAAGTTACGGCAATGGATCAACAACTCCACTCACCAAAGCAAGTAATGTTGATGCCAACACCGGCAAGCCAGATGCAAATCAAAAAGATTTTATTTCTACACTGTTTGGTGATGTGAAAAAAATCAAATCATTGCCACCAGAAGAAATTGAAAAATTGAATAAAAAGATTCATTTGTTGCCACCAGCAAAAAAGCGTGAAGCATTGTTGGCAATGGGATACAAAAATATAAAAGCAATTGAAATCGCAGATGCACTTGGCATAACTGTGGCAGAGTTTAATAACATAATGAATGTGAATGAAGGAGATATATAATTTATGGTAAGAACAATACCACTGCATGGAAATCCAAATGGTCAAGTTTTTGGCACCATAGGATCATTGATAGAAATGAACGATGGATTAAAATATGTGAAAATATCTGGCGATTCTTCAAATATTGGATGGAGAGCGTATAATGTTGCACCAACTCCGACGCCTACGCCAACTCCGACATCAACACCAACTCCAACGGCTACGCCGACACCAACGGCTACGCCGACACCAACTCCAACTGGAGGAGGTCCGACACCAACCCCTACTCCGACATCAGGACAAAGAGTGTTGAATATATCACCCGCAATAGGATCAAAAACAACATGGAACTTGGATGTGGATGGACCTTTGACTGTATCTGGTTATAACACGTGGACAATTTCTCCGGCGGTGGGTGCGTTTAACGTGTATATTGATATCAACGGCGCTGCGGGGGGCGCTGGTGGAGATTCGACATATTCCGGTGGAGTTGGAGGAAAAGGGTCGCGATTCTCAGGAGGTTTCGGTTTGGATGGAACATATAAATTAATTCCAGGAAACGTGGGTGGTAGTGTTGGGTATTTTGCATGGGAGGGCGGAGAGCCCGGTGCTGGGTATTACAGCGGTGGGCGTGGTGGAGTTGCTGCTATGGGAGAGGCATTTTCAACTGGCGGGGGTGGTGGAGGTGGAGCTTCGGTGATTTTAAATGGGTCTGATGAATTACAAATCGGTGTGGGTGGTGGCGGTGGAGGTGGTGGCTCTAGTAACGCCGGTCCAGTCGGGCCGTCATACGGTGAGTGGCAAGATATATTGTTTATTGCAATAGATGGTCCTTCCGGTCCTCAGAATCATAATACCAACACATATGGTCCCGGCCAAGGTGGTGGTGGTGCGGGAGGTGGTGACGTGGGAATTTCCTTCATACGAGGCGGAAGCAGCGGCGGTGGGGTATATGAGACAGGAAACCAAGAAAGTTTGGCAACCGGCAATGGTTATATCACAATTTATGTCTAACACAATTGCATCACACGGGACACCATCGGGAAGCGTATTTGGAAAACTTGGAGAAATTATTGGCACCGACGAAGGACTTGCTTATCTAAAACAAGAATTTGATTCTCGCAATATTGGCTGGGGAGATCCGTATGTTTCAGATGTAACACCAACACCAACGCCAACACCAACACCAACAGTTGATGCAAACATGTCCGCATCGTTTTCTTGCAATGAAATACAAATCACTGGTTCAACAAAATGCTATGGTAATGAAGTAAAGTTGGTTTGGCGAATAGACTCGCAATCACAAACAGCATATACACTTGATTGGGATCGTGCTGCAACAACACTCGATCCTGTGGTTTTTAATGGAAATGTAGTAGCAGCAACATTGACAACTGGACAATCTTATAATATCACATCAAACTTCCAATCCGGAACATATATTCTTTCATATATGCGTACAACTAATATACCGGATACTGTGCGTATGAGAGTGACAAAAGTAACTGGAAATGGTTTGAAAAAAGCACAATTATTTTCATACCGTTCTGGTTCATACTCAACAAATTTAAAAGTTTTTAATGCATCCGGGTATTATCAATATCACACCAGAAATCTTAGTACGGGTGGATCTGATAATATCAGTGAAATTATCAACGGAGTTACAACTCAATCTTTAACGGGGTCTGGAGCATTTCCATGTGTTGATTTGTTGGAAGTTGTGAGTTATAATGATGTATTTTCATTTGATCCAGAAAATGTTGTTGATTGTGTTGCCGCACCAACTCCGACGCCAACAGCAACGCCAACGTCCACTCCGACACCAACACCAACGCCAACAGCAACGCCGACACCAACTCCAACAGCAACCGGTCCAACGCCAACACCAACGCCAACACCAACCGGACCAACCCCAACGCCGACTCCCACACCAACGGCAACTCCTACGCCGACACCAACAGCAACGCCTACACCGACGCCAACGGCCACTCCGGTTCCAAGTCAACGAATATGGATGGACTATGATTCGGTTGGTCGAGTATCTGCATCGTGGGAGAATTCCGGAGGAGGACCGACGATTGTTTCTTCAACTGGAACTCCATACACCACCGCTGTTAACGGAGTTTGTATTGTTCAAAATTCACTTCGTCTTGTGTATGGAACAAATTTGAGAACTTCCGCGTGTTCATCAACATCGGACCCAAGATTGGATTCGCGTCAGATTGATGCAACTTGTAATCAGCAGGGTAATTACAATTTTGATTATACCGACCCATATGGTGTAACCAGAAACGCAAGTAGCACGTCCGGAACTCCAAATGGAAAAGTGTATTCTGTTGCATGCGGAGTTGCGATAACAACCCAGTATACAGGAACCGCCGCCACGTCATCTCGCGCTTGTTAATACTTTATAGTAAATAATGTACGACACAATCCTTTGATATAAAACACAGGATTTCTTCTCAATCTTATACATTTTATTATGCACAAACAATGCATACCAGCGTGCCTCATTCTATCAAAAAATGTGTATATGCTATTTTTCATGAGGGGTTATTATAAATAGTATATTTACGAAAAAAGTGGTTGACTTTTATTAAATGTGCAGCCAGTATATACAAGATGAATAAAACATCCAATACAACTAAACAAACTCGCGGCGTTGGTCGTCCCAAAAACAATGTTTCTGTGGACACTGAACAACCTGTTAAGATGGTTGGGCTACCAGCCATGATTGAGCCCACAATTCATGATATTACAGACGAACTGTCTATGCTCGACAGTTATGCCTATTCTCAGTATAACGACTAAAAAACAAAAAGTATGCAAAATAACACAGTTGACAATCAAACTGAACCAGCAATGTATGCCATTTTTCGGAACGGCATCCGCGTAAGCGATTCGGAGTATGACTCCAAGCTAGATGCCCAAAGGGAATATGAGTATTGGGCGGGTATTATCAAGCGCAATCCAGATGGTAGCAAGCTTGATGTTCGTCAACTCAACTATCGTCGTTAATTTATGACTGGACTAAAGCAAAAAATCCTGCTGGCAACCTCCGAGGAAGAGGTGAAAAGTCTGCTGGCAGAAGGTAAAACATACGAGTTTGCTAGTCGCAAGACGCGCAACTCGTGGGTAAATGCAGCACGCAGAAAGTCTGCTGGTGAGAAGTATGTTGCCACCAAGACCGAGAGGCCCAAGAAAAAGGCTCGCCGTAGCCGATAAAATATAGGGGAGCATATGCTCCCCTTTTTTATTTATGAAAAAATTGAACAAGAAAGATTTTGGTTGGTTGTCAATGCAACTTTTGTGCGTCAATCCATTGTTTGATGGTATGTGGAGAACATTTGAGCATATGGTATTTAACAAAGATGCTGAAAGTGTTGAGTTAGAAATACACAACAATAATTTTAGAATTGTTGCCAATCCAAATTTTTGGAAGAAATGTGATGATACAAAAAAAGTATTTATTATCTGCCATGAAATGTGTCATGTTATGTTTGGTCATTGGCTAATTAATCCAAAGCATGACAGAGAATGGTCAAACATATCACAAGATATTGCGGTGAATGAATATCTGTCAACTATGTTTGATACAGAAAAAATTGGAGACGATTTTGTTACTATAAAAAGTGTATTCAAGCACAAATCTGGCAGTGTTAAGCGCAGAATGGATTATACTTATTATTATAAACTTTTGATGAAGTGTATATAATGGTTACAGCAGTTCCTAAACTTCTTGCTTTATCAACTAAATTAGGTTCTTTTCTATTTTCCATGATACTTATATGTAGTGCTGAATCCAATTAAAAAAATCAATATTCCGAAAGAATTTACACTACTTGGACACAAATATACCGTTGTTATAAAAAAAGATTTGTTTGAAACCGAGGATTGTTATGGAAACGCGGACGAAGATTTGAAGTTGATTCAAATTCAAGATTTGGGAGAAGTAACAAAACGATATAAAGAAGACGGCAAAATGGTGGAACGAAAGTTAATCATTACAGAAGAAACAATGATAGAAACATTCTTTCACGAAGTTGTGCATATTATATTAGATTCTACAGGAGAACTAAAACTTTCTCAGAACGAAAAATTTGTGAATATGATGGGTAAAGCATGGCTAGAGATATATTTATCTTCAGTATATGAAAAAGACTCCGCGTAAAAAGAAGTCTAATAAAGTTTTAAATTCAAAATATGAAGTTGTTGAACTTCCCTGTGATAATTCCGAAATGGAAAAGTATGTTCTGGAAAACAGAAAAGAAATAAATATCAATATTGTAAATACAATAGAGTATGCTATATCAAACAAACTTGGCGGAATAGAATTATTCTGTTTTAAAAATTCAAGTTTTGTGGTGGTCTTGCAAAGAAAAGATTTCAAGGAAAGTTTAGAAACTGTCTTTGAGTTCAGTATGGACCATCAACAGTTTCAAATTTGTGCAAGAATTAAAAAAATTATAAGTAAATTGGATAAATTGAGTACTATATTCACATACAAAAAAATAAAAAAATAATATGTCAAAACAAAAACGACTGAACAACAACAAAAAGAAAAATAATGCACCAAGCCAAACATTATCTTTGTCTCAACAACCCGCAAAAGATAAAAGTCCAGTTGTTCATCAAAGAAATAAAATAGATCATTATTTAACCATATTGCACAGAGAACTTACTCCGAAGCAGAAAGCTTTCATTGAGTTGGCAATGGATCGTAAAGTAAAACTGTTGCTCATATCTGGTCCAGCAGGTTCTACAAAAACATATTTGTCTGTACTAGCATCATTGATGCTCATGAATGAGAAAAAAGTTAGCGACATACTTTATGTAAGAAGTATTGTTGAAAGTGCGGATGTTAAAATGGGAACATTGCCAGGTGAAGCCGACGACAAATTATCTCCGTTCAAACGACCACTGATAGACAAAATGGATGAACTTCTGCCAAAAGAAGATATTCAATATTTGATAAAAGAAAACAGAGTAGAAGGATTGCCAATTGGATATTTGAGAGGATTAAACTGGAATGCAAAAGCTGTGGTGGGAGATGAATTGCAGAATTGCACACAGAAAGAATTGATCACCATGATGACAAGAACTGGAGAATTTTGTAAAGTATTTATGTGCGGAGATCCGCAGCAATCTGACATTGGAACAAGGTCTGGTTTCAGAGATATATTCAATCTGTTCAATGATGATGACAGCAAAGAAAATGGCATATATACATTTGAATTTACAGATGATGACATTCTTCGCAGTGCATTGACTAAGTTTATTGTAAAAAAGATAAAAAGACTTGGGTAATATAAAAAGTTCTTGTTATAAAAGGGGCAGATTGATATATATTTTTCAAATAGATTGATATTTATAATGAAAAGATACTATGTCTAATCAGAAAACATCTCAACTTCGCAGAGTAAGTGGTAGCCAGCTTGTTTATGGCGATTTGATTCCTATAGTGGATGTGTCTGAAAACACATCTCCGACCGGAGAAACCAAAGCAATTTCTGCCGGTGATTTGGCCAAATATGTTGTATCTGGTGGATTCTTGGAAGTGTTCACGCCAATGCATGGCTATCAATCGGCCAATGGACTTGTGTTTGACCAAAACATTGCACCAATATCAGATTTGAATTTGCGTTGTTATGGAGAATTTCCAGAAGTTGGAACAGAATTTAGTTTGATGGTTCGTGCATTTATTCCTTCTTCCATGTACCCCGATCCACCAGTATTTCGTGCAATTTTCGGTATAGGAGAATCTAAAGAAACACTTGTGTCCGGTAGCCAAACTGCATATATTGGAATGGAAAATAATGATTTGATTGGTTATACATACGATGGAATTACTGAGGGGAAAATCCCAGTGACGAATTTTATGTGTGATTACGAAGACAAAGTTTTTGAAGCAGTTCTAACCAGAGATTCTTCTGGCACTTTGAAGTTGTATTTGAACAGCACATTGATTGGTACACAATATAGTTCTGCTACACCAATTTCATCATCATATGTGGTTATGGGCAATGGACATTCTACTGCATTCAATATTGATTGTACAATTTATGAAGCTCATGTATTCAACACAGAATTGACCGCCAACAAAATTAAAAGCATGTTTTATAGTGGTGTAAATAATTCAGATACAACATTGATTGCTTCTTATACTTCTCCAAATTTAAATCCGGGACCAACTCAATGGTTGGATTCAAAAGGAACAAATCATATTTTATTACCAGTGTCTGGCGCAAGAGCAAGCAATCCAGATAAAGAATTTAGTTTGAGATTCAAGAGTGATGGAACATCTAGTTATCTTGGTAATGGAAACAAAAGAGATATTCTTCCAGATAATTATGTTTTGACAGATGCATTTGTTTATTCAACTGGTTCTCCATTGTTGTCAATTGGATCAACATCATCTGTTGCACCAGTTGGCGCAAGTGGAATACATTCATGGAACAATAATAGAGTTCCATTGACAGATGCAAAATACAGCAGAAACAATCTGCAATTATTGGAATTGGGTGTAGCACACACAGATAAATCAATTTATGTGTTTTATAGTTCAAGTGCGGCACCATGCACATTTAGTTTTGAAGGATATGTGAGTGAATATGGTGCGGTGTTGTATGTACCGCCTACGCCAACACCGACGGCAACAGCAACACCGACTCCAACACCCACGCCAACACCAACGGCAACGGCAACACCGACACCAACGCCAACGGCAACCGGCGTTGGACCAACAGCAACACCGACACCAACGCCAACGGCAACCGGCGTTGGACCAACAGCAACACCGACACCAACGCCAACGGCAACCAGCGTTGGACCAACAGCAACACCGATGCCAGCGCCGACGGCAACCAGCGTTGGACCAACAGCAACACCGATGCCAACGCCAACGGCAACGCCAATTCCTACCCCAACGGCTACATCACTGACACCATTCGTAGATGTTGGATTTATAATAGAATCCTCTCCTGGCAGATTTGACGTACATTCTTCGGCATATGCATACTCACAAACATTTAGTTCACATACAATACAATTGAAGTCCGCCGCATCGGAAGCCGGTCTTGCCGGTGCGGGATATGTTACAATTGGAACAAATGGCGCTCCTCCAAGTAATGAAGGCGCAAACAGCGATTACTTGCTTGTTACAAATGCTCAATCTGGAATAGTAGCAACTCCTCCGTATTGGATCAGAGCCAGAGCAAGCGTTACAACTAATACTGGAACTTATCTAAGTGCAGAACAAACTTACAATTTTGGGACCGGTGCACCAACGCCAACGCCGACACCGACACCGACGCCGACTCCAACGGCAACACCGCAGCCGACACCAACGCCAACGGCAACACCGCAGCCGACACCAACTCCAACGGCAACTGAACCAGCGCCAACGCCAACGGCAACTGAACCAGCGCCAACGCCAACGGCAACTGAACCAGCGCCAACGCCAACGGCAACTGAACCAGCGCCAACGCCAACTGAACCAGCGCCAACGCCAACTGAACCAGAACCGACGCCAACTGAACCAGAACCAACGCCAACAGCAATACCGTGTCACGAACAAACTTGGGTTTGGTCGCAAACAAAGGTGTATGACGACAGCGACCCGGAAAATCCTGTATACTCGTATAGTAATTATAGTATCAATACTGGAGTATATACTAGGTGCGATGGAGCATCCGAAAGTTATGTTGTCGGACCCGTTGTTGGTACTGAAGACGATACGAGTTATTTGACAACGGGCGGAGCAAATGCCCACACCGCATGTGTACGGGGCGCTGGCTCGCCATCTTGCGTAGGATAATTATGAAAACACTGGAACATACATCCGAAGTGATTAGACCGGCTTTAATATCGCTCTCAACTAAAAATGCAAAAATGGACCTCATCAGAGATGGTATTCGATACAAAATATGCGGAGGCTTATGTACAGGAATTTCCGAAATACGCCTACTGACTTCCGTTAAATCACCATATCTGATTGTCTGCGACACAGATATTATAGAATATTATTGAGCAATTTTTCCAATTGGCAATTGTTTAATATTATTTATAACTTGTATATATACAAGTAAATGTTATAAATGTTATATGCTCAAAGATAAAATATTCATTCAAATTGCATCATATCGCGATCCGCAACTTGTCGCAACAATAAAAGACTGCATAGCAAATGCAAAACATCCAGAAAATTTAGTATTTTGCATTGCATGGCAACACGCTCCTGAAGAAAATATTGATGAAATAAAGTCTTTGTCAAATGTAAAAATAATTGATATTGATTACAAACAAAGCAAAGGAGCTTGTTGGGCAAGAAATCAAATTCAACAAAGATACAATGATGAAGAATATACCCTACAACTTGATTCACACCATAGGTTTGTAAAATATTGGGATGATATTGTTATTGGAATGTATAAACAACTGAAAGAAAAGGGGCATAAAAAGCCATTATTGACTTCATACATTCCGGCATTTGATCCAGACAATGATCCGGCTGGCAGAACTCAAGTTCCTTGGAGAATGGATTTCGATAGATTTATCCCAGAAGGTGCAGTGTTTTTTCTCCCCGCATCTATTCCAGATTGGAAAGACAAAACAGAACCAGTTCCATCTAGATTTTATTCTGCACACTTTGCTTTTACTACCGGTCAGTTTTGCAAAGAGGTTCAACACGATCCAGAGTATTATTTTCATGGAGAAGAAATAAGTATTGCAGTTCGTGCATACACACATGGATATGATTTATTCCATCCCCACAAGATAATTGCGTGGCACGAATATACACGCAAAGGAAGAACCAAGCATTGGGACGATCATTCTGGTGCAAAAATAGAAGAAATTGTTGATAAAAAAGATTGGGGGCAAAGAAATTCCGAATGCCATAAAAGAAATAGAGTATTATTTTCCATGGATGGTGAAAATCATAATACCATTGATTGGGGAATATACGGATTTGGTAAAGCAAGAACTTTGAGAGAATATGAAAAATATTCAGGTCTTAAATTTTCAAACAGAGCCGTTCAACAATATACATTGGATAAAAAATATCCGCCCAATCAACAAATTTTTGAAACCGAAGAAGAATGGGAAAAATCATTTTCTAGTATATTCAAACATTGCATCGACATTCAAACATCACAAGTTCCATTGGATGATTACGATTTTTGGTGCGTAGCATTTGAAAAAAACGAAGAAACTATATATCGCAAAGATTGTGATGAAAGAGAAGTCAAACAACTAAAAAATGCTGGCGAAAATTCTTACATCAAGATTTGGCGAGAATTTGATTGTGAAAAAAAACCAGATAAATGGGTTGTATGGCCATATAGTAAGTCAAAAGGTTGGTGCGATAAAATAACGGGAAAATTGTAACTTATGAAATTGGTGGTGGTTATATGTCATTTCAAAGAGAACTTGGATTGGGTGAAAGATATCAAACACCCATATCTTGTGTATAACAAGAATCCTAAACAAAATGACAAATTTGAGTTCAATATGCCAAATGAAGGATATGATACAGGAGCATATTTGAATTACATAATAAACAATTACAACAATCTTCCGGATTTTGTATGTTTTTCTCAAGACAATCCATTTGCTCATTGCAGCAATTTTTTGGATTTGGTCAATGGTTTTGATTTTGAAACTGAGTTTTTGCCTTTAGGAACCACATATATCAGAGACAGTGATCAAATATTATCGTCTACAATAAAATACGCAGAAGAAAATGGAATACAATATAATATTCCAATAAAATTTACAAGTGGATGTCAATACATAGTGTCAAAAACTATGATATTGAAAAACCCGTGTGAATTTTATGAAAAAATTTTGAAAACCGTAATGTTGGGAAATGTTATAACTCATGTAAATTATACATTGGAATATCTGTTTCCAACAATATTTCACTTTAACTCCGATTTAAAAACTACATACAAATGAAGACTTCTTTGATAGGACTATCAAACAACGTAACAAATAACATTGAAAAAATAAAACTTTGGTCAAACAGTTTTAGGAGATACTGTGATGGTGAAGTTGTTCTTTTGTGTGCAAATTCAACCACGCAAGACTTGAAATCTTGTGAAAATTTGGGAATAAAGCCCGTTGAGGTTGTTGTAAAAGATACTTGGTTTATAAACCATGAAAGACTAAAGCACACCGCTGATTATTTGACAGCGTCTAATACCGATTTGTTTATTGCAACTGATGTATTTGATGTAGTGTTTCAGGGAAATCCATTTGATAATCTTGATACTTCGAATTATGATCTGTTTGTTAGCGGAGAGGGGGTGAATGTTGGAGAAGAACCGTGGAACTCCGACAACATCAACAAAATTTTTCCAGAGAGTTTCCAGGAATGCAAAAAAACGGAAGTAATAAACTCCGGTATCATTGCCGGAAAAAGAGAGGCATTGTGTAACCTTCTGTCAAGAATGTATCAACTGTGTGAAACTGGTTCCAGTGCGCATAACATCAAAGACCAAGCTGCCCTTATTGTTATGGTGACAAAGAATCAAATAGACAAATTGAAAATTTTCAATTTGGACGACGGCTGGGCAATGCACTGCGCAGTTTCGGGTCCAACTCAATTCTTTGAATCTTGGGGATTTAAACACAAAATAAAATATGGAATTCCGGCAATGATGGACGGTTATGTGGTAAACAAGTTCGGAAAAAAGTATGATATGGTTCATCAATTCAACAGAGTACCAGAATGGCACGAGATTATAAAGAAAGTAAACAACCTATGAATGATACTGCCGTAGTGCTTTGCACATACCCAAAGACTTTTTCGGGAGACTGGTACAATAATATCTTTACATTTCGTGATCAAAAATTTCCCATTTTTGAATTGGCGTTTGATAACCAGACTGCAATGACTTCCAATGAAGTAAGTGCAAAATACCAAGGAATTCCTGTCACACTCTTTGATGATGCATTTTTTGCAGAGCACAATTTCAACAGACCTATAAGCCATATGCATAGATGGGGTAATCATCAAAATCCAAAATATTTCTATGCACATTTTAGAATGCTTGCATATTATATAAAAAATCCAAACTATAAATACTATTGGTTTTTTGATGACGATGTAAGCTTCGATGGAAACCTAAAGCAGCTTCTCGGTGACTATGAAGCATACGATGATGATTTTACTGCAATACAAGTATTCCAAAAAGAACAGTATATTGGATTTGATAGAGTAAGTGTTTCCAACAATAGAATGGGTTCTGCTGGCAATTGGTTGGGATTTGCGCCGGGACCCGGTGATAATTACAAATCAACAGATAAGCATATGGGATCTTTCTTCCCAATCGTAAGATATTCAAATAAATCCTTGGCATATTTACTTGAATTAAATAAGCAGGGATTCTTTGGATACTCGGAAGGATTTGTTCCCACTTCTCTGGCAAGTGCTGGGTTTAGCGTATCCAGTGTGCTGTCGGAACACGATAAATATTTTATAAAAACAAACACAAATTGTATTTTAAAACATAAACGAGCATTATTTACTTGGTCATGGATATAACATTTTGTACATTTTATTTTGATATAGACAGAAAAAATTGGGACGCTTTTACTGTGTCTAATGAAATGTATATGCATTGGTTTGATAATTTACTATCTCTTGATATAAAGTTATACATTCTGACCGAGAGAAAATTTGTTGAGAGGATACTGAAAACGAGATTAAAAATAGACCCAGATCTCAGCAAAACCATAATAAAAGAGACTACAATAGACCAATTACCATCATATAAAATGTTTAATGATAAATTGGAAAAATTGATGTATTCCGAAGAATTTCAAATGACGGTTCATCATAAACATGTTCCCGAGATGACAAAGCCATTATATAATGTGCTGATGTTCAATAAAGTCAATTATTTACAACAAGTGTCGGAAATAAATCCATTCAATACCGAATATTTTGGTTGGGTTGACGCCGGTTTTATTCGAGGAGCAAATGAAATTGAGAATATTAAGAAATGGCCAGACCCATCCAAATTATTGCTTATAGAAAACAAAATAAAATTCTTTTGTATAAATGACAATATAAAAAATTACACGAGAGATATAAAGCTGCATGTTATGTCCCAAATGAGATTATTGAAAGGAACAATATTCTTTTTACATAGAAATTTAATTTCACCGTTGCAAGACGAATTTTGCCGACACGTTGAGTATGTTTTGAGTCAAGGGTATATTGGTAGCGATGAAAAAATTTTTGATTTGTGTTGTCTCAACAATCCCGATTGGTTTGATTTATATAAATGCAATTGGCGAGAAGAATTAAAACTTTTTTCATATGAGTATAATAAGACAACAGAAGCGGGTTTAAAAAACACAAGTAAAACAGAATATGCCGTGGAAGTTGAATGGACTGAATTTGATATAGAAGTATGCCACGATTTTAAATTTTTATTTTTTTGTATAGAGGATGATAAGCATGAATCTATATACAGAGAAGACTTACAAGTAGATTCATTGGAATCATACGAAAAATTTAAAAATTATAAAAAAACATATAAGATTGTATCCGATAGAAAACCCACAAACTTTGTTATATGGCCGGTATCAAAATCAAAAGGCTTTTTGAAATATGTAAACAAACCAGTTCGTTTGTTGTAATCGAGACAATTTCTTGATACATATAGTCTCATGTGTGTGACAAAATGATACACATAAAATATGTATTTTTTATTAATTACGAGGTAGATAGTGTGACACAATATTTGGCACGAAACATGATAATGTGTATATGTCGGTGTTCATAATGAAGCCGATATAAATAAAGGATACAATAAATATGTCACTAACTAAATACACACGGGATGAGTTTCTCACCCCTTTTGATAGATTGTTTGATGAAGTTTTCAATAACTTCGGAGTAACACCATATGTAGGTTCATATACAAAAACCAGTTTTCCCAAAGTGGATGTGGTTGAATATATAGATAAACTTGTGCTAGAAGCAGATGTTGCTGGACTAGACAAAGAAGATGTAAGCGTTGAACTAGAAGGCGATACTCTCACTATTCGTGGTGGAAAGAAGCCAGCATCAACTGAAACAGACAATAATGCTCGTTATGTTTATAGAGAAATAAAGCGTTCAAGTTTTGTTCGCTCTTTTGCTGTTGGCGAAGGTATTGATAAAAGTAAAATAAAGGTTGATTATCAAAATGGAGCAATCAAGATTATATTGCCCAGAATTAAAATTGAAGAACAAAAGCCACAAAAAATCAAGTTGCTATAAGATAAGTGTTGACAATTGATATATCTTCATACATTATATCAGTGTTAAAGGTTATATAGGCGTCTCTCCTATTATATGAGACTGGTGGAGGGTGATTGATTCAGTCACCCCTAATTCAACCCCGCAGAAATGCGGGGTTGTTTTTATAATACACATTGATATTTATATGTTCAGACAAATTATATATACATATGAACTTTTTAGCATTTTTAGTATTATTGAGTGCAATAGCAATATCTGTGTGCGGTGCGTATTTTAGTATCGTTGGATTAAAGTTGTTGTTTGTTGGCGGCGGCATATCCATTATAATAATGGGAATTGCTCTTGAAGTTGGAAAATTTATTACTGCTACGTTTTTAAAACAAAAATGGAATGATATAACTTTGTGGATGAAGGCTTATATGGTTTCGGCAACAATGATACTTATGCTCATAACCTCAATAGGTATATATGGATATTTGAGTGCGGGATATACTGCTACTTCTATCGCTGTACAAGGCTATGAACATCAAATAGAAGCAAATATAACCAATATAAAAGACATTGAGAAGGAAATAGTATCTTTGAAGACATCAACTTATAATGAAGCGGAAACGCGGTCTATCGAGGACAATAGAAAGAAAATAATTGAACAGCGCACTTTGCTTATAAATCAAAAGAATCAGCAAGCAGAAACTATAAGAAAGTCAACTGATACAAACAAAGATGCTTCGTCTGATATAATGTCGGCAAAACAAGCATTGGAATTATCCAAGTCATCTACTGATTCTGATATTGGCAGAGAACTTGAACAAATCAAACTGTATAATTCACGACTTGAGATATTGGACAAAGAAGTACAAAAATGGATAGACCAAGGAAGTGGAAACATGTTCAAAAAAGGTGGCTTGGATAAAGCCCGAGAAATCAAACAATCACAACAAAAAGAACGTGATGATATTGATGCTCAAATAAAATCTTCACAAGACAGAATGGAAAAACTTCGTCAGCAATATGCCGGTCAAGTAAAAGAATATAATGATCGTGTAGCAGCAATTGAATCTCGCAGCAAATCTCAAAGAAGTGAAATTGACACCAATATAAAGAATGTTGAGAAAGAAAGTGCCGAAATTGCCGCGTCTATAGCAGCATACAACAAAGAAACAGATGAAAAGATTGTTGCATTAAATACTAAAAAAGGTGAAATGACTGAACAAAGTAAACAGAAAATAACTGAATATCAAAATAATATACAAGCGTTGCGAGCACAAAATACCGAAACACAAGAAAAGATTGTTCATACAGATGTTGGTACATTTAAGTTTATTGCTAAAAGTCTAAACATTCCATTGGACGATGCGGTTAATTATTTTATTTGGGCAATTATTGGAGTGTTTGATCCATTGGCAATATGTTTAATTTTGGCGTTTAATGCATTGATTAAAAAAGATGAAAAATCTGAAAATAAACAACAACCAAAGAATGTGATAGAGCCAGAACCAACATCAACTCCAACACCAACTCCGACGACATCAGTATCAGATCCAACCCCAACTGCATCATCCGAACCAACATCCACACCAGAACCAACGCCAACTCCCGACGCAGTCGCTGAAGATGTTTTGGTCAATGAATCTATTGTGGTTGATGATGTTGTTATATCATCAGAATCAGTTGATGAAGAAACACCACACATAGCATTGCCACCCAAAGCACCAACCGCTCCGCACGGAATAACAAGCGGTAAAGTGTCTCCAAGATAATTCTTTAAATTTTATTTTTTATATATTGACAATATAAACATTTAGCATATACATGTGAATGTGCATACGACCATTCACAAAATATGAGTTACAAAATTGTCAAAAATAAAGATATTCTACACAAGAAAACCGAACCAGTATCAACAATACAAGAAGGTGAAGAAATAGCCAAAAAATTGATAGAGGCTTTGGATACACTTTCACATGGTATTGGCCTTTCTGCTATACAAATAGGAATACCCAAGGCGGTATCAATTGTAAGAGTTCGTAAAGATAATCCTCCGATTATTCTCATGAATCCTACCATTGTAGAATCAAGTAAAGAAAAGCTTATCTTTACTGAAGGTTGTTTGAGTTTGCCAGGCAAGCTTACCAACACAATTCGTTCATTGAAAGTTACTGTATCAACTCTCAATCACGCCAATCCTCTTTCATTTGGTCCAGATACAGACCCAACCACCCAAGAATCTGTGGGCAAGGACTTGGGTTTGCTTGAAAGCATCTGCATTCAACATGAAACTGACCATACCAATGGTGTGTTGATGATTGATGAAGGTGTTCGTTTTGTTCCTGTAGTAGAGAAAAAGGTCAAATATGGAAGAAATGATAAAGTTATGGTAGAAAAAGCTGGAGAAACTCAATATATAAAATACAAGAAAGCCTTGGAACTCGTGGAGCAAGGCTGGGCAATTCTATAATATGAACATCGACATTGATAACCTTGAAGAAATAAAAGAACTACTTGAACACGCACTTGAACGACACAGCTGGCCAGCCGTTGAAGATGCTCTAACAATACTGAAAGAAGAACTCGGTTATGACGCCGATGAACTTGAAGAAGAGGAGCAATAATTTATGTGGATAATAGTAACATTAATGGTTTTGTTTTTCATCTCAACCTGCGCGTTGGGATTTGCATGCTACAACATGCTAAAAAAGATTGAAGTACATGAAGAGTGGATTGAAGAATATCGTACAGAAATAGACAAATATCGTACAGAAATAGAAAATGTGTATAAACGCTTAAAAATGGTCGATGACAAAAACTTGTTTGAAAAAGACGATGATGTTGGATTTGTTTTTTCCGAAATACAAAGAGTGATACAAGAGTTCAATGACAGCATAAAATAAAATGAAGAAAATTAAAAAAACCGACAAGCAAAAGAAAGTTGTAAAAAAGTCCAAGCCAACAAAAAAAGTTGTCAAATCTCAAAAGCCTAAAAATAAAATTAAGAAACAAACTGTGCATACTGCGGAGTTTCATGTAAATGAAAAGATTTCTCGCCCACGTGGTAGACCAAAAGGAAAAAAGAACAAAAAAGAGGCAGTTGAAGGAGTTGAAAAAAAGGTTTCTAATGTATACTTTACTCCAGATACAGAATCGGCCATTGTTGCTTATAATGAAACAGAAGACCCAAGAGAAAAAGATAAAATATACAACGAAAAGATACAAGGTGCATTTGGTAAAATAGCCGAGAATATTTATAATACATTCAAGTTTAGTTATGCTGATGTAAGTCCGCTTGATATTCAGAAGCAAGCCATTTCACATATGGTAGCAAATATGAGCAAATATGAAAAGGGAAAAGGTAAGGCATTCAGCTATTTTAGTATTGTAGCCAAGCATTGGTTTATCTTGGACAATAATACAACATATCGTCGTTTCAAGAAACACGTTGAGATTTGTGAACAAACCGGAGACTCTGGTGAGTTTGTGGTTCAACCAGAACACGAAAAACAAGAAAGTGAAGCACGTGAATTTATCAAACTCATGGTCGAATATTGGGACCAAAATGTGGGCAAGTATTTTACCAAAGATCGTGACTTGAAGATTGCAAATGCAGTTGTTGAAATATTCAGAAATGCTGATCGTATTGATATATTCAATAAAAAAGCATTGTATCTATATATACGAGAAATCGCAGACTGCCAAACTCAACACATTACAAAAGTTATAAATAAGCTCATGGAGCCACAGCGTAAAATACGAGAGGAATATTATAACACCGGAAAAATAACTGGTATTGATGCTTGACAACCAACGTTAAAATACTCACTCAATAACTATTTATAGGCATGGAAACGTATGAATTTGAGATTTACAAGGGAAAAAGTTTTGCTTCTTTGTGTAAAGATATTATAAATAACTCGGAACAAAAGAAAGATCAGTTGGACATATTGATTACCGACTTGAAGGACATGATCAAGACTGTAAATGACGCTGTTACAATCGTTCCGTTGCTCAAAGAATATTTTGATGTGTCTGTGCGCAATGATGAGCAACTAATCAAACTTGCCGCAATTATTCAACGATTGATGTCTGGTAAGGTTGGACCGGACGGCGAAGGTGGTGGTACAATATTGACAGAAGAAGAAAAAAAGCAACTCATGTCGGCTATAGAAGAAACCGCCAAAACAATGAAGTCTCCAGAAAAATCAAAAGCAGAACCTAAATAATGTCATACACAGAAACAGAACGCAGAAGTGACCTCAACATAAAGCAAGATGACATGCTTGCTTCAAAAAGGTTTGTTATTGAACGCAAACCTGATACAAGTTATTTCTATGAATTGGAAGAAGCGGTAGTACTGGATATTATATTGGACGATAAACACCCTGCATTTACAGACGAATTGGATACAAACGATTTTCCACCGAACATAGATGGCAGTGAACCTGTTTCCGGTACAAATGATTATGGTCAAATTGGTGCAATAAAATTTAGATTCTTGAACAGTGAAAGAGGTAAAGATAAAGAACAACTTGGTTGGGCATATCCAATTGAAAATACTGGTATAACCGAGTGGCCGTTGATGAATGAAATGGTGATTGTTGGAAGATATATGGAAAGCTATTTCTATTCTCGTAAATTAAACTTCAAATCGGTTGTGAATAGCAATGCAAGTTTTATAACTGAGCGTGTGTCTGGTTGGGTAGATCAAAATACAGATGAATACAACAACGGAGAACCATACACAGGTCCAAAATCTACTATGAATTTTTTTGGTGGGGAAAATTATACAGGAGTATTGGGAAACTATTTTAAATTTAATCCAAAGATTCGCTCTATTAAAAGATATGAAGGAGATACTATACTAGAATCAAGATTTGGATCTTCTATAAGATTTGGAGCATATGACGGTGTTAGGGGAAATGACAATGGAAAAGATGATTACGCTGACGGAGGTGGTAATCCGATGATTCTGCTGCGTAACCGTCAAGCACCAATTAAAAATCCAGAAGGATTTACCGCAAAGGGATATACAGAAGAAGATATAAATAAAGATGGATCTTCCGTACACATTACTTCTGGCAAAACTGTTTCAAAATTTCAACCCACGACAACGAACGCAATAATACGTGGAAACAAACCGGTGGGTTTACCAAAACTGGACGGTGATCAGATCGTAATAAACAGCGATAGGTTGGTGCTTTCTTCCAAATCCAATGAAATGTTTTTCTTCTCTAAGAAAAACATTGGAATGACAAGTGACGACGCAATTTCTATATCATGTGTTAATAGAATGACACTCACCGCATTAAAGACGGCGACAATAAATTCTCCTAAGATATATTTGGGAGATCATGGAAAAACATATGAACCCGCTTTGTTAGGAAGAAGTACGGTGGCTTGGATGTATTCAATGTGCGATTGGATGTTATTGAATGTCAATACACAAATTCAAGTCCTAATGGCCCTACAGACTCACTTACATTTGACCAAAACTGGCCCAACCCTACTTCCTATATTACCACCCGCGTCAGTATTGTGGGCGGAGCAATTGCTGTCTCTACAAGCATCCCAGATCAGTTTGCTGGCTCTTCGCTCTCAATTGAGTTCACTCATGAGTGGTAGAGTGTTCGTTGCTGGGGGGGTAGATTAACATATGCCAGACATTCCATTATTTTCTGCACCGACTGTGTCTTCCAGTCCACCAACGTCTCTATCGGCTATGACAAACGGCGTGACATCCACCGGTTTGTCGATGTTAAAATCTCCCACAATATCTATTGGAGCGGGTTCTTCTTTATCTTCCATTGCATCTGTTTCGGGAATTTCCTCAACAATTGGCGGGGTTCCAAAAACATTGTCGGGGGCTGTTTCAAGTTTTGGGGCTCCCACGACGATTGGTGGTATATCGGCGGCGTTCGGGGGTCCAACTTCTCTGTCGGGTGTCGCAGGTACCATGGGATTATCAACATCTCTTCCAAATTTTGCAGCATCATTGCCACCGCTTCCAAGTTTGAATTTGCCAAACATGCCAAGCTTTCCAGGTTTGGATAAAGCCGGTATTCTTCTTGGTGCCGGACCAAAGTTTATTGCCGACAAAATTACAAAATACACAACTATAGTTCCGCCATTTGCACCGGGTCTTAAAATAAACATGGCAATGGTAGGTGGGGCGATTGCGATAATTTCCGCACTATCTTCCGGAAATCCCGGTGCAATATTAAAGTCATTGGTTGAGGATATGGTAGATCAGGCGGTTGGAGATTTGAAAAACCAGGTTGGTGATGCGGTAAACGGTGCAATGGACCAGACTGGTATATCTAAACTACAGGATCAAATGCAAGGAATACAAGGAAATATCCAAAATGCAACATCTGGTGCGACCATCGATGTTCAAGACGGCGTTTCGGGTATTGTGTCGGAAAATACTTCGGGTGGAACCGCAAATCTTAATCTATCGGCGGTATCTACCCCAATAAACAATACACTTTCAGGCGCTACATCATTCACGAATGATAAAATAAGTGCATTCAGTTTCCCACCATCGGGATAATTATCAAAAACACATTATATTTATATAAGGAATCATATATATGAACAAGAAAGAACTGGTAGAAATTATAAGAACGGTTGTGCGAGAAGAGATCAATAATGCTCTTCCTCAATATCTAATGGAAGTATTGGCCGAGCGAATCACCGCCCAACCGGTTATTACCGAAGAAAAAGAACCAACTATACCTGCTGCACCAAGAAAAAAGCCATCGGTTTCTTTCGAGACGCCGATTAAGAAAGCACCGGTACAAGCACCAAGAACATTTTCTTCAAACCCAATATTTAACCAAATATTGAACGAGACGGTTGGAGGAATACCGGACGAAAGTTCTGTGTCTATTCCATCTGCAATAGACACTATCAAAAATCTACCAAAAGAAGTGTTGGCCGAAAACAAGGACGTTGCCGCCGTAGCAAATGCAATGACCAGAGACTATTCCAAATTGATGAAGGCGATTGACGCCAAAGCAAAATCTGGTAGACCGGCTTAAAGATGGCAACTGCAACACAAACTTATGGTATAGTTCTTCCCATCACTCATGGGCAACATGGATATTTCAACCAAAGTTACAGTGTAATTGAACAAGTAAAATCCAACTTAAATTTGTTGCTAAAAACAAAAAAGGGAGAACGCAGAATGAACCCAGATTTTGGATCTGGGTTGTGGAATGTATTATTTGAGAATATGTCAGATGATATGACTCCAATTATTGATAGTACTATTCGGAGAGACATTGCCAAATGGATGAGTTATGTGAATGTGCAGTCTGTGTCAGTGGCGAATAACAAAGATAACAATTATAATCGCTTGGATGTGTCTGTTGTATTCACCGTTCCATCTATTGGAGTTTTTGACCAACAAACATTGCAAGTGGGAATGAACACAAATAATATATGATTTTAGACACACCAAAATCCTTTCAACCTGGAAAAAGAGATGTTAAGTATCTAAGCAAGGACTTCTCGCAATTGAAGCAGTCTTTGATTGATTTTTCTAAAACATATTATCCAAACACATACAAGGATTTTAGCGATGCTTCACCTGGCATGATGTATATTGAAATGGCGGCTTATGTTGGTGACGTATTATCATATTATATAGACTATCAATTCAAAGAATCTATGTTGGTAAATTCAGAAGAGCGTCAGAATATTATTGATTCTGCTCGTTCTTTGAGTTACAAGTCAAAACCAACCGCTCCAAGCGTAACAAATTTTGATGTATATCAATTGGTGCCATCAAAAATTTCAGAAGACGGTAGCATTGTTCCGGATATGAGTTATGCTCAAATCATAAAACCCGGTATGTCCGCTACTAGCGATTCCGGAGTTTCATTTTTGACTAGTGTACCAGTAGACTTTACTGTAGATACCCAGAACGATCCGCTTGAAGTTTCTGTATATCAACGCAACGCTGCTAGTCAGCCAGAATTTTATGTATTAAAAAAGTCCGCTGAAGCATTTTCTGGTCAATTGATAAGCAAAACTGTGAGCATATCAGCACCATCTCCATTTTATAAAATATATCTATCTGAAACAAATATCATTGAAGTTTTTGATGTATATGATTCTGACGGAAATCGGTGGCATGAAACAGATTATCTTGCACAAGATTTGGTGCCAATTGAAAGTGAGAATATATACAAAAACGATATGTCACTTTCTTCACACAGAGACACCGTTCCGTTCTTACTAAAGTATTTAAGAACATCTAAACGGTTTGTTACCGGTGTACAAGCCGACAATACAACATTCTTGGAGTTTGGGTCTGGTACAAATATCTCCGACGACGAAATCATTGTTCCAAACGTATATACGGTTGGAAAACCAAACACATTCAGAAATGAGAGCATAAACTACGACCCAGCAAATTTTCTGTCGTCTAGGGCATTTGGACAAGCTCCGAGCAACACAACATTGACCATTCGTTATATCACAGGTGGTGGATTGGAAAGCAATGTTAATGCCAATACTATAAAGAACATTACCAACGTTGAATTCTTCGGAGATATCACAGAATTACCTGTGTTTGATCAGGGACTTACAAATTTGGTCAGACGTTCTGTAAAAGTAAATAACCCGGTTCCAGCTTCTGGCGGTCGCGGTTCGGAAACCAATGATGAAATTCGCAACAATGCATTATCAAGTTTTTCTGCACAAGGTAGAGCAGTTACTCAAAAAGATTATGTTGTAAGAACATATTCAATGCCGTCAAAGTTTGGTTCTGTTGCCAAGGCGTATGCTGTTGCAGATACTAACTTGGATTTACCAAATATACAGGCATTTCCAAATCAACTTTCTACAAGCTCACTTGGTCCTGAAAATACAAATCGTAAGAATATCAACCAGAACAACCAGTCGGCCATCAATCTATATTTGCTTGGTTATGATACGAACCAACGTTTGATAAATACAAACGAAGCCATTCGTCAAAATCTCAAGAACTATCTCAATCAATATCGTATGTTGACAGACAGTGTAAATCTATTGGATGGATATATAATAAATATCGGAGTGGACTTCACTATCATTGCTTATAAAAATTATAATAAGCGAGAAGTGTTGGCAAATTGTTTGACTTTGGTTCAACAATTCTTTGACATCAACAATATTCAGTTTTGCCAACCAATTAATTTGAGTCGCCTTGAGCTGGAGATTGCCAAGATTGATGGAGTGCAATCCGTTTCTTCATTGAAAATCAAAAATTTAACATTGCGAGATGGTGATTATTCTCCATATGAATATGATATAGTCAAAGCTACATTAGACAAGGTGGTATATCCATCAATTGATCCTTCGATATTTGAAGTAAGATTTCCCACAAAAGACATTGTAGGCAGAGTGGCATAAATATAGGCTCAATTTATTGGTTGGGGAGTATATTTATAATGTAAAGAACATAGTATATGCATTACTTTTTATATCCAACCAAAGACACCACCATCAGCAACGATCCGTCATATATGTTCAAGAACATGGGGTTGGACGAAATTATTGAAGTGGAAAAACGGGTATCTTATGCTAGTTGCTCAAGTAAGGGAACATATTCCACACCAATTTCATTCACCAGTTCAAGCATTGAACTTTTAAGCGGTTCGATGTCCGCTTCCTTTGATTCAGGTTCAACCGACCCGAAGGTTATATCAAGTTCATATATCCAAACCAGTCAAGTTACTCAAGGTTCTGTATTATCAAGAGCATTATTACAATTTGATTTGAGTGATATATCATCTTCTATAGTATGTAACAAGATAGTAAATCCTCGCTTTTATCTTGTTCTAAAAACATGCGAATCTAAAGAAGTTCCTGTAAAATACACACTTGCTGCATATCCAATTTCTCAATCTTGGGGAATGGGTTCTGGATATAAGTACGATGGTCAATCTGCGTCGGATGGAGCAAATTGGAAGTTTGTTGATGGATTCTCTGAAAAATGGACAACTGGTTCTTTAACCGATTGTAGCGGCGGTGGTGTTTGGTGGATTTCTGCAAGCTTGCTAGGTTCTGGTTCTGGATATGCTCAACTTCCATACAACAATCCATATAATCCGTTTCCAAATTGCGACGACACTTATGTTCCACCAGCAACTTCATCTTATATAGCACCAGTTACCGGAGGATATGCTTGCACTCAATCGTTTGATTATCAAACCAGCGATGTTCGTATGGATGTAACCCCAATCGTAGAAGCATGGCTAACAGGTGGAATTGAAAATAACGGATTGATTGTATTACATAGCGATGAATCAAGTTCTATTGATTATGGGAAATTAAGATTCTTCTCCAAAGAAACCAATACAATATATTCTCCATACATTGATGTTGCTTGGAATGATGCGTTAATAGAAACCGGTAGTGCTGACCCAATTCAATTGAGAGACGCCGTTGTTAATATGAAGAACCTTGCTAAAGAATATAAGCACGGTTCTATTTTAAGAATGGATGTAACTTCAAGAAAGCGTTATCCACAAAAAACATTTACAAACAAACTTTCAGACTATTTGACTCCGTATTATTTACCAAGTTCAAGTTTCTATTCTATTAAAGACGCTGAAACCGAAGATTCTGTATTGCCATATGACGAATATACCAGATTAAGTTTTGATTCATATGGAAATTATTTTATGTTGGATACAACCGGTCTTCCTCAAGAAAGATATTACAAGGTAGAAATTCGTTCAGAGCAAAGTGGCTCTATAATGACATTCACTGTTCCAACCGCATTCAAGATCTCTAGATGAAACCAAATCCATATCTGACAGGTTATAATCAAAATGATATACAGACTCTATATTCCAGCGGGTCAATAATCCCAAACATAGATTCATACGGTAATTTGATTATACAAAATGTTAGTGGCCAGTTGTATTCATCCTCGATAACCATTCCTTTACAGAATGTTGTGTATGATCCAATCAAAGTAGAAACAAAATATGATGTTACATTCAAAGAACTATGAAACTTACAGATATAAAATATAGAACACAATCCACATCTTCTTTGAATGTTGGTTCTACTTTTTCTGAAAAAGATTTGAAGTTTTATACCGAGAATCAAACTTATGTTAATTTTCCGTTTGGGGAGTCGGATAAGGACATAATAAAGATCTCAGTATTCAATTTTGATGAGTCTCAAGTAACTGCATCCGTGATCATGTCGTCCGGATCGTATACAAAAAATACTCAGTCATATTATGATGTAACCAACAAATATGTTACTTATTCATACGAGAAGTTTAATAGTACTCTTCCTATTATAGATTCGACGCCAGATTATTCCGAAACAACCGATTCAACAAATACATCCGGTTCCGTTTTAACAAGTTCTATTTTATTGGATGTATCCAAAGAGTTGAACAATGTGGGAATAACCGATGGAAATTACAAGGTTTCCATAGAATTATTGAGAAATTTGGTTGGAACAGAATCCGGTTCGGACGAAAAGCTGATAATAGATACAATCTCTACATCAAGAACTGAAATAGCAATAATTCCCAAGACTCTAAAAGGAATACGATCAAACACCGTTGATGAATTTAATGTATTCTTAAATTATCAATTTCAAATTAAGGAAATCGCAGAGTCTCTTACAGATTCTATTTCTTCTCCACCAATATACAATTTATATTACGCGGCGAAAAATCAATATTTAAATGCCGCCGCAAGCTTTAAGTATAATTACGGATTGAACAGCAGAGAATCGGAATCTGGTAATGATATTGATGCTATAAATCTTCTGACCGACATGTTCTATGGCGTGAAGAAGGGTAACATTCGCAACAGTGGAGAAATTTCTACAAATGATATTCTTGGAATATATGACCAATTCAAAAACTGGTTATATCAGAATTATGAGTCCGGTACCAATTTTCAAGATGTACGCGACTACTATTATAGCATATTCAGATTTGTAGTTGATCAAGAACTCAACAGAATAACCAACAGGAAGCCGGACGATTATAACTCTATACTAGAATTTCTTGGGTATATCTATTATAATCTCATTTTTTATCCGGAAATTTATGTTATAGAGGCAAAGCACAACATATATTTGTCCGGATATTTTAAGAATTATGTAAATTTTGACGGAGATAAAAAATATTCCATTCTCAATAAAAAGGTGGTTTCCACCGCCGATCCAAGATTTTACGATAAGTTGGTATTAAAACTGAGCGATCCTTTACCATCGTCAATATCAGTTGGAGATGATCTGTGGATCTCGAACAACTTTGGATTTCTTCCTATAGTTCAGAATTTATACTATTTTACCAAACCAAATATACAAACGATTCGGTTAAAGGGTCCAAATTTTTTGGTTAGGATTGAGAGTCAGGGTAATGCTACAGAAGCTTTATCAATGGAACAATTGATAAACCAAACCGGCAGTGCGTACAGCGAAATGGTTTCCAAGATAAGTGTTCCGTTTGATACCATTGTTGATAATACAAATTACAGAAAATTTGAAAACTTTGTAAATTTCTCATCAGCAACTTTAAGAGTTTCCGCATTTGATACAAAAAAGTCTCAAATTGAAAAATTGCAAGGCGACATAGAATATTTTACAACCAAACTTGATAGCAATCCAGACGATCAGTTTTATATAAAAGAACGTACAGACGCTAACACGGAAATAGACAACATTGAAACTTCAATGGATGGGTATGAGAAATTCTTGTACAACAATCCTGTATGGTATACGGAGCATATTGGTTCGTCGTCTTTGTATGATCGCAGCAATGGAAATTCTTTAATTAACAATCTTCCACAATTCATGGTGGAAGAATCGGATGCCAATATTGATTATATAAAGTTTGTTGGCATGGTTGGTCATTTCTTTGACAATCTTTCTTTGAGCATCAAGCAAATCACTGAGAAAAACAATTATTCCAACAGTTCAAATTATGGTATTTCTGTGGACATTGTTGAAGACATGTTGGCATCGCTTGGATGGGAAGCGGAGATTTCTAAAGAGAATCTACCGTTATTATTGTCTTCATTTAATCAAAACGATTTTGATATTGGCACAGAGTTGTATAACCAAACTAGACAATTGTCCGAAGAACAGCGGAATCAAATCATCTGGAAGCGTATTCTCAACACCCTGCCTTATATCTACAAGACCAAAGGTACAGAAGCTTCATTGTCATCATTGTTGAGCTGCTTTGGAATACCAAAGAATATCATAAAAATAAAAGAGTATGGTGGAATTCATAATATACATAATCTACAAGATACTTCTGAGTATGTGATCGACGAAGTAAAATACGAACCATATTTTGGTGGAAATTCGGAATATTTCAAGGTCAACTGGACTGGAAGTGCTCAAACATTAGAATTCAACTTTGCGTTTGACAAAACCAACACAAGTGAGGAAGGACATGTATTCAGATTAGCTGAATGTCCAGGTAGTTGGTTATTGGGTGTATATAGAGACAAAGGATTGGATTGGGGAAAACTGTTCTTTAGCTTGGACGATGGTTCCGGTAGCGTAAAGACTATCATGACCAACAAGGCACCGGTGTTTGATGGCAATACCTATCACGCCATGCTTCGCCGCCATGATGCATCCCAAGAATTTTCCGTTTACAATTTCACTCCGTCTCAAATAGATCAATACCCAATTAAGTATGATGTGCAACTGCAACGAGCCGAGGATTCAAGAATAACATTCTTTGCAACGGCAAGCCAATATTTGAGTGGAAGTTGTAATACACAATTCCGTTCTGGTTCACATGTTTATATTGGTAACTATAACCAGAATACCGCTTCATTAAATATTGATCCAGAAGCATTCTTTGGAAACATTGATGAAATAAAAATTTGGGAATCTCCCATCAGCGATTCTGTTTTTGAAAATCACACATTGCATCAGAATGCATATGATATGAATTCTCCGGTGAATATGATTTCTGATAATCTTCTCAGAATATCGTTTGAACGTCCATTGGAATTGCATGCACCTTCAAATTCCACCACCTTAAACAATTTGTCTTTCCGTAGTGATTTTCCGACGTTTGATGCAGTAAACTTCCCAGAAAATAATATTCCGCTGAAGCAAGTGACCGAATGTGATCCTACAAATGGACCCGGATTTCCTTGGCAGTTTACTCGCAAGGATTCAAGACAGACAGTAAAATTACCTGATTATGGTGCTGGTAAGTTCGGAAGCAATAAAATAAATTATGTTGAACAAGAGTTGATATCAAGCTTGTCTTCAACCGAACGCTCGTCCCTACAATCAAGTGAACTTGTTGGCATGGGATCTAATAGACTTGGTATATTCTTCTCTCCTTCAGAAATTCAAAACACAGAAATAATCAAGTTCTTTGGAAATTATCCGTTATCTGAATTAATTGGAGACCCTTCATATGTGTATGCAAGCTCATACACTCGATTTGAAAAGTTTAGGCAAATATTCTATGACCAAGGATTTGGTGCAATAGACTATCAGTTGTTTATGAACGTGGTACGATTCTATTTTGATAAGGCGATGTTCAAATATATCAAGTCGGTTGTTCCAGCCAGAGCCAACCTCGTTGATGGTATTTTGATTGAACCGTCCATTTTGGAGCGTCCGAAGATTCAGTTGAAGCCAATGGTTCAAGAAACCATTCAACAAAAAGAATCGCACATAGAAGTTAATCGCGGAATCGCCGGAACACAGGTTCCAAAATTTGAAGATACTTTGGTTACGAAAAATGAAGGAACATCAATTTTAAGTGATGTAAATCAAATATTTTTTCCAACCGACGAAGACCAGTACGGATTTGGAGTATATTCAGACAATGGAGTAACATACTATAATGGAGAATATTACAGAGCCGATGTAATCAAAGTCAAGAAGCAGTATCAAGTATACAACAAATACAATTTACCATCGTCTTCGTTCAATGACCGTGAGATAAATGTCAATTTGAATGGAACAGTTCAAACAATGTCGTCTTCTTATTACAAAATTAATATGGCAAAATTGCCAGAATTAACTTCATATATCACGACAATTTCCTATGAAGATATATACTACAGCGGAAGCGTCAGCTTTGTTCCATCGTCAATTGGGTTGCCAACATCTTTCACTGTATCATCAGCACATTCATTGAATGGCACAATATTATCCGGTTCTGTGTGGGGATCGACGGGAAATGGTGTAATATCATCACCCGGCATTTCTATAACTGCTGATTATGTTTCGGCATATCCTATGATTTACACCGGAACTTTTACATATTCTGGTGGAACATATCATTTTGTTGGAAGTATATTCGGCGGAGTTCCGGCTACATTGAATCTTGCAAAATATAATACCACATTTTTGTCATCTGGAACTGGTCCTGTCACCGACGACTTCAAATATAGAACATCGGGTACATTCTTCGGTTCTTTGTCTTCTGGCATTGATTATAAAAAAACACTATCTATGGAATATTACCCCCAGAACGCCGAATTGCTGAATGGGTATTTCAACAATCACCATAAATACGGTAAACGACAGTTTTCTTTAAAGGAAATAAACTCATACGACAATTCAAAAGTCCGTTTTAAGTGGAAAAAGCACAGTCAAAATAAAAAAACTACTGTTGATGTTACCACCGGTTTGTTGAATAACTCTGAGCCAATTGAAACAAAAACGGTGTAAAAATAGTAAAAAAAGTAATCAGATATATATTTATTGAGAAAGTAACACTATATGGCGTATATCAATAATGAAATAATAACAGTGGATGCGGTCTTGACAAAGAAGGGTAGAGAGCTACTTGCGGCAAATGGCGGATTGAATATCAAGTCATATGCCTTGGCCGACGACGAAATTGATTATCGTCTGTATCAACCAAATCACCCACAGGGTTCAGCCTACTATGATTTGGCTATTCGCAACACACCGGTATTTGAAGCATTCACTGACGAAACTCAGTTGCTAAAATACAAGCTTGTTACTCTGCCTTCCGGAGTCACGTCTATCCCAGTCATTTCTCTTGGACAAAGTGCAATTTATGTAGACAAGGACTATAAGGGAGAAGTGGTTATTGTTCCTTCTACCAATCCAGTGTATAACACAACTCTTGGTTATACAGCAATTTTGTCCAACAAGTCGGCTGGCACAATAATCGGCGAACAACTTCAGAATGTTACAAACGCAACTATCCCAACTTTTATTGGAGATGTTTCTTCGACGACTGCTCAAGTTAGCCTTGGTCTTCGTTTCCGTTTTGTTCCAAACTCAGCATTGACACAAACCTTGAGTGCAACTCTCACGGTGGTTGGAAATGAAAGTGGCGGATCGGTAACAATACCAGTTACTGTGAATGTAAAGGGAACCACAACCTCGTAATTTTACCACAATGATTTTTAAACAATTTGATTCGACAGACATAGTGGCGGGAAGAACTCAGCCAGTTTCCACCGGATTGTGGAGTGATGGTGAAGCGATATGGGGAAGTGGTTCCGTATCTGTGGGTTCATCATTTTACACCAGTAGCCGTCAAACCCAACAATCTTCTTCATTGTTTGAACCATTGAATGGTCTTTACTATACCAATGTGTATGATGCTCCAACCGGATCATCAAATTCCGATATTTATTTCTCCATTGCATATGGTCATTATGCGGGGTCCGGTTCTTCTACTTTCGACACAAATTCTTCGCAAGGAAGTTTGTTGTTTCCAACCAAGGCAATATATAATCAGTACAGAAACTTGTTGCTGTCACCCGGTGACGACAAGTTCACGTTTATATCTTCTTCTATTTCAGGTTCTGATGCATACGAAAACGCGGATGATATCTACGCAATTTCTTTTAGAAATGCTAAGTATAAAGACAAATTAGATCCCGGTCAATTTGAAATGACACTGAGTGGTTCCGGTGTGGGTGGTTTCGGAACCATAATCACAATAATTGATGACTCTAGAATTAATCCAGACACCGGCGTTCAAACTGGTGGTAAGAGATACAACCTGCTACAAGGAACATTGGCTTCCGGTTCTCTTTCTACAAGAAATTATCAAGCAATTGGTTTGATGTATCCAGACTTGGGTATTATTATTCTAAATGCCAAGAAGGTACATGAATTGATTGGTAAAGTTGATGGATACTCTTTGTACTGGAATACTGCAAACGAATGGGGATCACAATTTGCTCGCATGAGCAATTTGTTGTTTAGTTCTATAAAGAACGGTGCGGTATTTAGTGGTATGAAAGCCAGAGTAACTGAATATGTTCCTGCTCGTCACTTCTTTGTTCGAGTAAAGAACCAAGAATACAACTACAGCAACAATCCAACATTTGTAATATCCGATAACGATAATCCGAGCAATTCTCAAGACATTGGTAAGCTAAGATTTAGCGATTTTTATACCAATCCAAAGGTATATATCACCACAGTTGGTTTATATAATGACAACAACGACCTTGTTGCAGTTGCCAAGTTGAGTCAGCCGTTGTTAAAAGACTTTACCAACGAGTGCTTGATAAAAATAAAAATTGATGTTTGAGTAACGGGTAAATCCCAGTGTAGACAAATATTTATGTCTATATGATTAAGCAGTTCACTGCGGGAGACATCACAGTAAGACCATTTAGCACGTTCAAGCATTGGACATTACAAAGCATTGATTCTGCGAGCGTAAACACATATGGTGATAGCACTTATTATAATGGAAGAATGGAAGTGAATGAAGGTCTTAAACTTTCAACTCCATTTTATCCGTCTGGTAGCATATACTATGTATCAACCAATGAGCCAATAAATTCTTCTGGTAAATATGCCAGAAATATACATAGTATGACCGATGCTATGTTTTATAAGAATGTCGGCGAACCAATCAAGTTGTTTGGTGTTGAAGAATATACACAAGATCCAAAAACTGGAAAAGAAGAAGTTCGTGAAATTCATGATCGCATCATCACTGCCACATTGAAACATAATGTATATGGTGAAAAAGTTATACCAAATACGGTTAAACTTGTGGATGATTCTGATATTCACCAGACTCTAAAAATTCATGACGATGGTTACACCAACTTGTATGCAACCGGTTCGCACTTTCCATCAACGGCAGAGATACAAGCAATAAGAGACACTCACGTATCAATTTCACAATGGGACACGGGTAGTGGTTTATTTTATGTAACATTTAGTAATGGTTCCACGCAATATGTTAATTATATTAATGCCAAACAATATATGGCGATGGGGCTTCAAGTAACATATGTTCCACCAGTATCAAGTGGATCTGAGTGGGTATTAAACACAGGAAGTCATCAGGATTTATTTTTTCCCGAAAATGAACACTTTGGTGAATCTGTGAGTTGTTGGTCCAAATATGTTGCGGTTGGTTCATCTATGGATGCTTATAGTTTATCCGATGCTCGCATTGGTCATGCCGCGTTATTCAAGTATGATGAAACTCGGGGTCATCATCGTCCAATTGCAAAGATTCATTTTCCATTTACTCAAAGTTTGACAGACACATCGTCATATTTTAAAGATTCTTTTGGAACATCTGTGTGTGTGCGAGATAATTTTTTGGCGGTTGGTTCTCCAACGGGTTCAGTATGTTCTTCAAGTATGTATCCAGGTTTTGTGTGTGTTTATGACAGATACAAGGGTGGCGAAGATAATTGGGGAATAATTAATATTCTAAAAGGAAAAAGCAACGGAGACAGATTTGGCGCGTCGGTTGCAATAGACAATGATATATTAGCGGTTGGTGCTACAGGTGTTAGCGGCAGTAAGGGTGCAGTATATTTGTACAGAAAGAAAAGATACATGGATGCTGAATATCCATGTCAAAGTATCAACACCGGTTCCGTGTGGATGCAGGTTGTTACACAAGAAGATTTTTGCAAAGAACTGCAAACCGGTTCATATATTGCGTCACAAAGTTATACACCAACATTTGTTTCCGGAAACTATTCGTGGGTGTATGAAACTACAATCACTCCAAGCAATCAGTCTGTCGGTGACAACTTTGGATGGTGTGTATCTTTAGATTCAAACCGATTGGTTGTAGGAACAAACAAACCCGGTAAAGGCTACGCGGCTGTGTTCACATGTTCTTATCACTCAGCATCTCTATCCGCATGCCCAACTGCATCTTGGAGCCAAAATCAACTATTCACCGCAACTTCGGGTTATGGTGATTTGAATATTGATGCTCCGGAATATTCCGTCGATGCGTCCGATACAATTGTGTCCGACATGTTTGGTTACAGCGTGGATATAAGCGGAAAAAACTTGATTATCGGGTGCAAAGCCGATAAAGGTTTTAAGCCATACTATGGATATACAGGAAATGCTATGATTTTGGGCGCGGCATATTTATACACATATAGATATGATGAAGCATGTTTGGCGTGGCAATATGACCTTCTGACAAAAACATTTGGAAACAGAGAATATCTGACCAATAATAATTTTGGACATGCCGTATCTATTGACGGTACAACAGCCGCAGTTACTTCATTACCAGATACTTTGGGTAGAACTGTGGTATATTCTAGCGGTTCTTATATATTGGAAAATTATGCATATGAATCTTCTGCTTCTTTAGATTCTGTGTTGGGTAGAGTGACATTGTATAATTTTGATTTTACAAATGACAACTGGTATAGAGCCGGTGAATTGAGAAGAAACAAAGAAGAAAATCATCCATACAATATCTACGGATATTCTGTTTCTATCGCATCCGATTTTATGTGCGTCGGAGCACCAATCGTAAATTTAGCTCCTTCCATTCGTTCTTATTCATACACCGTAGATTCCGTTCTTTACTACGGAGATTATTACATGGATATCTGGTACAGCGGAAGTAATGGCAACACCAACCACTTTGTCACACAGAGTGTATCGCCTTTTACATATTCATTCTGTGCATGGTCCGGAAGCATAATGGCGGGTGGAGACTGGCAGAATTTGGTGGTTGGTTCCGTTTGCAATGATGCGTTGGACCCAATAAATCAATCTGGTTCATTTTCATCATCATATTCTGGTTCTGTGTTTGTGTATGACATGAACAAATATGAAGTTGATCCAAAGATTGGCAATGTGTTTTATAAGAATGGACATTTGGCCATCACCAATACATCTTCAATGTATCATGATGTGATGACAGGAACTGGTTCTCGCGGATTTACTTTGGATTATCAAGGTGCTCATACAATATATGAACATGAATATCTTGTGTCAATAAGACCGGGTGAATTTAATTATAGTACCAACCCAACTTCATTGCAGCCAAACCCTCTTACATTTGATGTAAATCAAGATGGTGTGTTTGATTATAAAGATGTAGATCTTATCATGAGATACTTGAAACTCAAGAAGTTTTATGCAGATTATGTGTTGGATGATAATGGCATTGTTTTGGAACAAGACACAAACACCGATTTTAGTTGGTGGGCAAATGATATTCTTCAAACAGAATCCGAAGATGTGTTACAACAAGAAGATGATACGGCATCCAGCATCAAATATTCATATTTGTCAGCATTCAACAACACTGCATATATGTTTATAACAAATAATTTATATGATACTGGTTTATTGGATATTGATGGTGATGGAAAAATCAACATGAATGATGGTTATATATTGGCACTATATGTGTTGAAGAGATTAAATCCAAGTACTTTGGCACAATATCTCACATCAGATTCAACTCGTAGATATGTCAAAGATATAGAAGATTATCTAAATCCATATTGCGGCAACAATCCATTCAGAGTAAATCCAGAATTTATTGGTTATCAATATAGTTCATCATATGACGCAACTGGTTCATTCTTGTCACCATGTGTTACTACGATTGGATTATATCAAGACAATCAACTTGTGGCAGTTGGCAAACTTGGCCGTCCTATAAAAAATTTAATTGATTGGCCAGTCAATATTATTGTCCGTTTTGATACATAACATTATATTTATAATAAACAACAGGAGAAACTATATATGCACCCAGGTTCAACAAGTCCAAGACCAGATCCAAAAGCACCAATTGACAGACATTCATTGACCGATGGCGGTCTTGAAGGTATTTATAAAAGATATCAAGATCTTGCCAACGTTGGTGGCGGCAGTGCCAAAGATGTGGGCTTGGATAACACCGCAACCAATGCAATCAACGGAACTCCAATTGGCGCAGCCGGAAACGATTTTGCACAAGCAAACTTTAAGATCAAGCAACCAATTCAAATCACCCAATTTACAGACGCGGGATTGAATTACATTGATACCAAAGGTATTAATACCACAAAGTACGCACCATCTGGTCGTTTGTAATATAATTTTTATAAAAAGGTTATATGAAAGTATTGGGATTAGATTTATCCACCACAACTTGTGGTTGGGCTGTAGCAGAAGATAAGATTATTCTTGGTGCTGGGTTTGTTGATATTTCAGATGCGATTGAGTATGCTGCTAAAGCAGAACTTATTATAACTGCTTTAAAAGATCAAACTTTTGAGAAAATAATGATTGAAGAAAGCTTGTTTGGATTTGCTGGTGGAGGCACTTCGCAGCAAGTTATAATCAAACTTGTTAAAAACAAGGCAGTTGTTGGTTATATACTAGAAAACCATTATAAATTGAAAGTAGATAGCATACATGCTCAAACAGCACGAAAGAAAGCATTTGGCATGGCGCGTGCCAAAGGAATAAAGTCAAAAGTGTTTGTAAAAGAGCAAGTTGAGAAGTTATATGACATGAAGCCTTGGACTATTCTTAATAAAAAGGGCAATGAAGAAAAAAGAATGGAAGATGTTAGAGATGCTATAGTATTAAGTTTAGCGGGTTGATTTCTGTCTTGGTGTTATATTTATAACATATGAACCATTCTCCAGCATCAATAGCAAGGCAAGCATTTAATAATGGACCAGACTTTCCAATAAAGTCAAGACTTGTTAAAGATGAAAAAGAACTTATACAGGCATTGATACACGAAATACATCGTCTTAAACAAAATAGCATATTATGTAGAAAAATTGCAAAACGCACAATGATCTCTGCATATGAAAATAGAGAAGACCCAACAGAGGCGCTTCGTGATTTGCGCGATTATATGAATGATATTGTTATGATTGTAGATGAGAGTGAAAAGGGCGATAAGCAATACTAATGATTTTATAGTTTGACCATATAACACTTTTGTGTATAGTGACGGTGTAAATGTCGTCGCTAAAAACATCAGAACTCACAATTTTAGTAAATAATGTTCTAAAAGACACAGGACGACTGCGTAAAGGAAATAATTTACAATATCATTGTCCAAAATGTCATCATCGCAAGCGAAAATTGGAAGTGTGTCTTGATGCTCCAAATGCTTGGCATTGTTGGACATGTAATATAAAAGGCAGAGGATTATATTGGTTGTTGAAACTTGCACAAGCCACGCAAGAACAGTTCAACAAGTTGGAATCTCTTGTAGGAGCACATGTTTCTAAAAATAGTTTATCAGAGTTTGATAAAAAGATTGCTTCACTAACTTCAAATAAAGTATATGAAGATTGTGGTGAAATATTATGTTTACCAGATGAGTTTAAAAGTTTAGCTGAAAATGATGATAGTATAGAATATCGTATTGCATTAAACTATGCAAAAAAACGCAAACTATCATTCTGTGATATTATAAAATACAATATTGGATATTGTGCAACAGGTCCATTTGCCAATCGTCTTGTATTTCCGTCATATGATAAAAACAATAACTTAAACTTTTATAGTTGCCGCAGTTATTATGATGATGGCTACAAATACAAGAACAGCGAGTTTAGTAAAAATATTGTAGGATTTGAGAACCTTGTTGATTTTGATTTTCCAATTTATTTATGTGAGGGTGCTTTGGATGCAATCTCGCTAAAAAGAAATGCAATTCCACTTTTTGGAAAAAGTATGAGTCAAAAACTCAAGACATCTATTATACAAAGCAAATGTCCAGAAGTGAATATTGTGTTGGATGATGATGCATTGAATAATGCAATTCGCATCGCAGAATATATAAACTCTATTGGTAAAATAGCCAAGTTGGTTCGACTGCAAGGCAAAGACCCAAACACATTGGGATTTGTTGAAACAATGGAACAGATTAGAAAAACAGATGTGCTTGACTTTAGAGCACTAACAATGCTAAGATTGGAATAATAATAATAATATAATAAGTATGTTCTAACACTTTTTGTTCTAACAACATATATTTATGTTTATATGAACAATACAAACACAACATCATCATGGGAAGAAAAAAAACAAGAACCGCAGAGTCAATCCGAGAAGACAATCGGAAGCGAGCAAAACTATACTATAGTCGTCATAGAGCACTTATCTGTGAAAACCGAATGGGTCGTTATTGGGGATCAAAAGAAAAGAATAAGACACTGCCCAAAGTGTAATAAGATGTTGATATACGAGTCAAAGCGTGGATACCAAATCGGAAAAAAGAGAAAATCTTTATGCGGTTCTTGTCATGCCAAAAAAAGAATGGATGCTGGATATAAACCTCCATACAGAGGTGGAGTAAAAATGACCGAAGCGCAGAGAAAAAATGTCAGCGCCGGTCTTGTAAAAAGACATAAAAAATATACACATCCAATGCTGGGAAAAAAACACTCATTGGCAACCATAGAACGGCTAAAAGAAATCAACGCGGGAGAGAATAACGGAATGTATGGAAAAAATCATACATTAGAAACTCGAAAGAAAATAAGCGAAACAAGAAAACTAAAAAATATTCCCGGTCCAATAATATCGGAAGAAGGCAAAACAAAGCTTCGGTTGAAAAGAATAAAAGAAATAGCGGAAGACAAATACAATGGCCATCAAATAGTCCCATCATATAATAAATCCGCGTGTAAAGTATTTGATAATATAAACTCCGCACTTGGGTGGGATGGAAAGCACGCAATGAATGGCGGAGAACATTTCCTCGCAAAACTTGGATATTGGATTGACTATTACGAACCAACCCGCAATATAGTGATTGAGTGGGACGAACCGCATCATTATAATGTGGATGGAACGCTAAAAGAAAAAGATACAATAAGACAACAACAAATAGAAGAGTGCCTAAAATGTAAGTTCTTTCGGGTGAAAGAAACCACATTTGACGAGCCAAAGCTTATAGCCGAACTAAAAACTTTATGATAGATACATTTGAGAAACTAAACACCAATCTAACCAGAGTGGATTATATTGTTCATATGGCGGACATTCATATTCGTTTGACCAAACGCCATGAAGAATATCGTGAAGTGTTTGGGAAGGTGTATGAAGAGGTTAAAAAGACACCAGTAAACACATTGGTTGTTATAGCGGGAGACCTCACACACAGCAAAGTTGACCTTTCGCCCGAATGTGTTCAACTCATGAGCGACCTTCTAAAGAGTTTATCTGATTTGCGTCCTACGATTGTTATTGCGGGCAATCATGATTGTCTTCTCACAAACACAACGAGATTGGATAGTTTGACTCCTATTGTAGAAAATTTGGCTCATGACAATCTTTATTATCTAAAAGAAAGCAAGTTGTATTCATTTGCTAATATTCTTATAAATAACATGTCTATTTTCACCGACCATACTTCATTTATAAAAATGAAAGATGTGACCAAGAAAATCAAGACGGAGTTTGATACAAAGATTGCTTTATTTCATGGTGGTGTATTTGACGCCAAGACTGATGTGGGTTATACCGTAACCAACAAGAGTATCATGAATGATATGTTTGATGGTCATGATATGGCATTGTTGGGTGATATTCATTTGGCACAAAATCTGCAAATGTGCGATCCAGTATCAGAAAAACCAATCATTCGTTATGCTGGTTCGGTTATTCAACAAAATCATGGCGAAGCATTGCTTGGTCACGGCATTTGTTTGTGGGATATAAAGAACAGAGCATACAAGCATGTAGAAATACCAAATGATTATGGTTATTTCACTATTGATATTGATGACGGCAAGTTGATGACTGATATAAGCACAATGCCCAAGAAGCCAAAACTTCGTGTGCGTTGCAAAGAAACTATTGCTACTGAACTAAAAAAGGTAGTAAATGAAATCAAAAAGACGCATGAAATCAGCGACATTATTTATATGCGAGTTGATGGCGACGATGCTTCTAAAGTTGTAAGTGTTCAAGCTGCTGCCAACTTGAGTCAGATTGGCAATGTTGATTATCAAAATAAACTTATTAGTGAAGCACTCAAAGCTAAATATCCAGATATTATGGACGATGGCACACTTGAGTCTGTTCATAAAATCAACAAAGACCTCAATGCTGATTTGAGCAAAGATGACACTTCACGCAACATTCGTTGGAAGCCAATCAAGTTTGAGTTCAGTAATATGTTTAGTTATGGTGAAAACAATGTGATTGACTTTACTAAACTGGAAGATGTGTATGGTTTGTTCGCAAATAATGCGAGCGGAAAATCATCATTGATGGACGCATTATGCTTTACAGCATTTGATAAAAGTGCCAGAGCATTCAAAGCAACTCATGTGATGAACTCACAAAAAATGTCTTTTCATGGCAAGTTCACATTTGAGATAAATGATATTCAATATATCATTGAGCGCAAAGGCATCAGAGATAAAAAAGGCAATGTAAAAGTTGATGTAAACTTCTATAAGATGGAGAAAGACGAAAAGATTAGCCTCAACAGTGAAGCTCGCAGAAGCACAAATGAAATCATTCGTGATTATATCGGCGATTATGATGACTTTGTACTAACTTCACTTGCATTACAAGGCAATCAAGGGTCGTTTGTTGAAATGGGTCAAACTGAACGCAAGGATTTGTTGTGTCAGTTCATTGGTCTAAATGTGTTTGATAAACTTGTGGCCAAGGGCAATGACAAACTAAAAGAACTAACAGGTGCCATCAAGTCATTCAACAAAGAAAACAATCAAGTCAAGATTGAGTCCAATAAAAATGATTTGGGATTGGCAGAGTCCAAACTTATTGATTTGACTGGTCAACGCGATCAATATTCATCAAAGAAGAATGAACTTGATAATAAAATCGTTGAACAACAAGCCAAGATTATAAAACTTGAAAATGTGCCAACAAATGTATTTGCTCTAAAAAAAGAGCGCGAAACTTTAGAAACAAAAAATAGTCAATCTGTTGATGCTATTTCGGTTATTGACACAAACACAGAGTCAAAGAAAAAAGAATATGTGGATGCTTCCAATAAACTATCTGCATTTCCAGATGATCTAAAAGAAAAATCGGACAAGCATGCAAGTTTTGTTCGTCAAAAAACTCGTCTTGAGCAAGAATTGGAAAAATTTAAGCTCGTGGTCAAAGAAAAACTCAAGAAAATAGAACATCTATCCAACCACAAATATGATCCAAATTGTGAATATTGCTGTGATAATGCGTTTGTAAAAGATGCTATATCTGCTAAAGATAGTTTGGAATCCGACAAAACTGATGCAAGAGAACTGTTTGATGCCATATCAACCATCAAAACACAGATTATAGAAGTTGAACCATTTGTGGCTCAATATGAACAAAGTGTGCTGCTCAAAGAAACTATCAATACACTCACAGCATTCATTTCCAAGAAAGAACTGGAAAAATCCAATCTCAATAATTTAATTTCTAAAAACTCTAATAGAATAGTTGATATTGACAATCTGGTTGAGTTGTATGAAAAGTCCAAAGAAATTGTAGAAAGCAACAAACTGGTTGAATCATCTGTTTACGATTTGAAAAATGATGTTGCTACTATAACATCAAAACTAAAGAATATTGAGCGAGAATATGTGGATGCGTATAGCCGCAAAGTGTCATTGACAGACCAAATAAAAAATATCGAAGAACAAATCAAAAAAGTAGAAGAGTATGAAAACGAGCTTGCTGCTTATCAATATTATCTAACTTCAATTGGTAAAGATGGCGTACCATATAAAATTATTTCAGATGCCATTCCAAGAATTGAACAAGAAGTAAATAATATATTATCTCAAATGGTTGAGTTTAGTATGAGTATTGAAACAGATGGCAAGAATGTCAATGTATATATCAAATATGATGACAAAAAATGGCCATTGGAACTATGCTCTGGTATGGAAAAGTTTGTTAGTGCTTTGGCTTTGAGAGTATCCTTGATCAACATCAGCAATCTACCGCGTTCCAACTTTTTGGTAGTTGACGAAGGGGTATCTGCGTTGGATGCATCCAATTTTCCGATGTTACATTCGTTATTTAATTATCTGAAGCCCCATTTTGATTTTATTATAATAATAAGTCATATTGACGCAATGCGAGACATGGTAGACAAACAACTGGAAATCAGGAAGATTGATGGATTTTCACATATAAATCACGTTTGATAACAACGTCTGAGTCATATTTATCCATAGGCGTATATACAACCTATGGACACAGTACCGGATAGCAACTCGCAGAATACATATTTTATTTTATCCGACTTTAAGGATACGCTCAAATCTGGAAAAAATTCATTCATTGTAAATCCGACTAACTTGGTTGTTCCAGATTCGGATATTACATTATCTGCATATGATGTGGATGGTAATATATTATCTTCTGGTATTATACGTCCAACTGACGCAAAATACAGTGAAGTTACTGATTCTGGTAGGTTGTATTATGTTAATATTCCATCAACCACACCAACTGGCATTGGTAGGTTGGAAATACGTTCGATTGGACTTGATACTGGAGATTATACCGGAATAATTGCTTACTTTAAGAACAATGGATATAAAATAGATAAAAATCAGCGCCTTCCACTGATTCAAGCTCCGTCGCCCACCCCGCTGACAAAAGTAAATATATTATGGTCTAGCAATATATTGATTGATCCAACTAAAAAGACAGACACTGAAGTAAGATTCTTTGATTCTCCATATATTGAAGTTTCATCAGAAATATATGATTGTCCAATATATCCAACATCTTCCTATTGTATATCGTCCGGTTCATTTTCATCAATTGCCGTATTTCCAAAAAATAACTCGGATGGTGATTATGATTATCAATACGACAAGCCAATTTATCAATTATATTGGAAAGGTGGATCAAAATTCAGTTCATCCATGGAAGGTGAACAAGTTCGTATCAAGAGTCCAACCGTAAAGAAATTTACATATACCAATTATACAAACAACCAAATACAATACGAAGGATTGATTTCTACCGATTTTATAGCAAAAATTGACAGCGTAGTAAATGACACAACGGTGTTATTAGATATTCCTTTTTCAACTGTGTCTGATTTGATAGATCGTTCCAATCAAGATTCTTCATATGCTAAAAATAACTTGGCAAATATAAAGGGATATGGTACAAGCAATGATCCATCAAAGCAGACCGTTAATCACAAAAAGAATTTTTACATATTGAGTATTGATAATGGTGAGTTTGAAATTATTCACAAAAATATTGTAACTGAATTGCCACGAGCAATTGTATCTGGTTCCACTTTCTACAAAAAATCCATATTGGATATTTATTTCAACAATTTGCGAGTATTATGTGGAGATCTGAATAGCTATAAAGTTTACGGTCGCAGCCTAAATAGTCCAGAAACAAAAACATTGATTTGTGAAGGAAAAATAAAACCTACAAATTTAATTTCAACAACCAAATTTGATAATGGACTGTACAATAATCCCGGTGAATTTTACAACGCGGCACATGTTTCCAAATATTGGCTGGTTCAAGGCAGTTGTGGGTTTTCACAAACCAACCAAGTGTTTATTGACGGTGTCACTGTATCTCACACAGGAAATGAAAATCAAATTGATTATGTGATATATAAAGATGATACAAGTGTCGGTAGAACTGCGGCGTATATAAGTTATACCTTACTACCAAATTCTTATTGGTATGGTAAATCGGATGCTTTTATAAATTTTGCATCATATCCAACTGCATCATATCTGGGACTTGATAATGCACCAGAATTGACTTCATATACAAATTCTCAAGAAAATTTGATACAAGGTGCTGTATATGACAGCAATCCAATCACATTGAAACAAAATTCATTGTACGAGTTTTCTATAAACGTAAAACCGTCGGTTGAAAACAGCAGCACTTCGGTGTTGTATGTTTATTTTGTAAGCGGCGACGACAAAATAAAGATTGCCACAATTGATAGTACATTTAAATTTGGCGCTGGTCGAAGATACAAATCAACTTTCTTTTCTGATATAGAAAGATATGGCACAATAATGTTGGTTCCTGTGTCCGGTACTTGGAGTATATCAAAACTCAACCTGTGTTCATATCAGGCGTTGGATTATTCGGTGGATAATTTTAAAATAAAGATTCCAATAAAAGCCACTTTAAGAAACGAATTGTTTGAAATTGAAGCTGAACTATATGATGGTGCCCATCAACTTGCATATGGTGAAGATTCTTATACTTTTATATATAATCAAACGTTCTTGCCATTAAAAAAACAAATATTCGTTGATCCAAGCGGAACCACGTTGGTTGGCGGTGGTGGGTAGCGGTGGTTTCTATAATGGTGCCTGAGCGGTGCTTTTTCTTTTTGAACTGTATAAACTATTAATTTTTTATTACTAAAGAAGTAATTATATAAATACAAAACTTGAAATTTGTTTTGGTATTCAATATATATGAACGAGCGATTCTTGTAAATTTCGCTTGACAAATAAAACAATGGTTATACTCTACTAAAGATGAAAATTTTATATATTACTCCGCATTTATCGACGGGTGGCTGTCCGCAATTTTTGTTGAAGAAGATACAGGTCTTGCACAAAGACCACGAGATATATTGTATTGAGTATGCAGACCACGGCTGTTTCACAGTACAAAAGAACAAAATAAAAGAAATTCTCAAAGACAGGTTGATTTCTGTGAACTATGATCGCTCAAAAATAGTTGACATAATCAAAGATTTGGACCCCGACGTTGTGCATCTGGAAGAAATGCCAGAATATTTCATGGACCATGATATTGCCAAAAAGATATACATCAAAGATAGACGATATAAAATCATTGAAACATCGCATGACAGCAGCTTTGATCCAAAAGGTAAAGTATTCTTTCCAGACCGATTGATATATGTGAGCAAATATCAAAAAGAAAATCTCAAAGATATTGATGTACCGTCCGAAGTTTGTGAATATCCTATTCTCATCAACCCCAGAAAGCCAAGAGAAGAAGCACTGAGAGTGTTGGGTCTTGATCCAAAGAAAAAGCATGTGGTGCACGTTGGTTTGTTCACATCAAGAAAAAACCAAAAAGAAATTATTGAGTATGCCAGAATACTCAAAGACCAACCTATCCAGTTTCATTTTATTGGAAATCAAGCAGACAATTTTAGAAGCTATTGGGAACCGTTGATGAAAGATTTTCCATCCAACTGCAAATGGTGGAATGAAAGAAAAGATGTGGATAATTTTTATCAAGCAGCCGATTTGTTTCTGTTTGTGTCCAAGGATGAAAATGGAGACAAAGAAACAAGTCCATTGGTTATACGCGAAGCAATATCATACAATATACCAACGTTGATTTATAATTCTCCTGTGTATATGGGAATGTATGACAAATATGAAAATATCAAATATCTTGATTATGATAGCAAGGATGAAAATTTAAACAAAATACTAAAAGCCCTAAACCTATATACAGAAAAATCTATGACTCGCTTCAACGTAAAATACGACAATACAGACAACAAGGTACTATTCTCGGCCAATAAAACCGTAGATAATTTACTCATCTCCGTGAAAGAACTGGATTCTCGCACTGTGGTGTGGGCTGTTGAATATCCACAGCTTCCTGCCAATTTGGAATGGTGGATTATTCCTACCCCGAAGCACGTGATTGATTATGAAACCGAGCCATACTTTGGTGGATTGTTGGTGGAATTTTATCAAAACGGTGTATTGCTAGATTCCAAGACTTTTCGCATAAAGCCCGCCGCATTCAACAAATATCAATCTATTCTTAAAAACGACACACAGCCGACATATATGAATTACACGGAATTCTTTGTTGATAAGATATATGACAAATATTTACACGGAAAGACATTTAACACTGTTGTTGACGTGGGTGCAAATATCGGGCTGTGGACAGAATATATAAAACACACGGCAAAATGCCAAAAAGTTTACTCGGTTGAACCAAATAGGGATGCATTGAAAATATTGAAGAATTCTTTTGGAGATGAAGTTGTGGTTGTAGAGAAAGCTATGTCCAATAAAGATGGTCAACTTGAATTCTTTGTTGACAGCAAAAATTCCATCGTATCATCGGTGGCAAATGTGAATGGTTCGGACACATCGTATAAAGTAGATGCAACATCGTTCAAATCGTTTGTGACGAAATATAACATCCAAAAGATTGATTTGATGAAGGTGGACATAGAAACCGCTGAATATGATTTGTTCGCTTCAATGGATGATTCGGATTTGGCTATGATTGATAATATTCTAATGGAATATCATATCATTGGCGGAAGAACTTATGAAAAAGATGCAACTTTGGTATTGAACCAGTTGAAAACGGCTGGGTTCAATTGCACCGTCCAAAGCTTACACGCACAGGGTGGGTTCATTTTTGCAACCAAATCGGAAGTGAAGATTGATGATAGAAACACGGATTTGCAAAAAATGCTTGACGCTCGTGGATGTCCGGACAAGCGAGATTTGGCGGTATTGGTCAATGATATGTTTCCACACGGAAAAGGAATTGAAATTGGAGTACTCAGAGGAGAGTATTCAAAGATAATATTGGAACGTTGGCACGAAGGTCAACTATATCTAGTGGATGCTTGGCGTCATCTTAGCAGCTATGTTGATATGAACGGTCAAGATGATAAGTATCATTACGATTGCTTGGTGAAGACCTGTGAGAACATCAAACCATGGCAAAATCGTGCTCATATCATTCGCATGGACAGTGCGGCCAGTGCTCATATGTTTCCAGATGAACATTTTGACTTTGTTTATATTGACGCCGATCATTCTTATGAAGGAGTTGTGCGTGATATGAAAGCTTGGTGGCCAAAGGTAAAGAAAGGTGGGTTGTTCTGTGGCGATGATTATATTCCGGACGACGGTGATATTTGGCTGACAGGTTCCGGAAAAGAACCTGTGTATGCTGGAAAATTTGGCGTCAGAAAAGCCGTCAATGAGTTTATGGCCAAGAATGACTTAAAGGTCTATTCAACCACTAGCGAGCCATATTGGAGACAATGGTACACATTCAAACCCTTCTAATAAAACACAACTATGGTTATATTTCTATACAGCGATAAGAACTGCGAATATCAAGCAATCTCTTGTATCAAGTCTTTGACAAACAAAATCACAGACGATATAAAGATTGTTTATTATACAATCGGATTTGACAGCAGTTTTGAATTCAAGAACTTGCAAAAAGTAAAGGTTGATTATCGGCCACAATATCCAACCTTCCACTTCTATAAAGCCGAGCTTTCTTTGCTTACAATGCAGATGTTTCCAAATGAATATTATTTGTTCACGGATACAGACGTATTGTTCTCGCGAAACTTCAACTTTAATGACCACAAATATAACGAGTCATATCCTATGGCAAGTTATGGTCCACATGAATATCCATTCATTTGGCAAGAAGTTAATGGAGTAAAAATTATTTTCAACGAACAAAAATTGATGAAATATCATGGACTGGAAAACAGAAGCATGAGATATTGCTGGTCTTGTTTTTATGCATTCAACCCAAACTGCAAAGAGTTCTTTGAAGAATATACTTCAATCTGCCAGAACAAATATTTGTTGGATCGTCGTAAAGATTATTTTCCATACGCCGATGAAACTGCATTCAATGTGTGCTTATGGAAGCGCGGTGCAAATAAAAATCTAAAACAAGCATTTGTAAATACACATCTATTAGAAACTGTGAGGGTCGTTGAAGAACGCAAAGCCAAAAATACAATATTCATGAACAGCGTAGATGCATTTGGTTCAAGTTGGGAGGCGGTTGAAGATCCAGATAGAGTTTTGTTATATCACGGCTTCAAGGAAGCTGGAGAAACAAACAGAACGTTGGAATATCTATTATCGTGATTTTTTTCGACTTATATTTAGACCGAGAAAATTTTGCAGTTTATTTTAACTATAAATTGCAATATACGTCAAAGTATATATTCACTGTTGGTGACTTGTATACGGGTGCTGTTTATTATGCTTGTACACAAGATGTGGAGGCCGGTTTAAATTTATGGATGCAACCATTGTCCCAAAAAATAAATTCATTTGTTATAAATAATCCAAATTTTCCCGGATTTGTTGTAAAAATATATAACAAAGATTTTCGACTGATCCAATATCAAAATATTGTTGTAAACAAGAACGCAAAACGGTTTGCCAGCACATTTCATTCAGATCCATTTGATCCCACCGGTCCATCATACGCAGACTTCTTCTATGGGGATTTGTGTAAAGATATAGACGTTTCTGGTACAGTTGTTGATGCTGGTGCCAACGTTGGGTTTTTTACTTTATATTCTAAACACTTTGGTGCAAGAAAGATATACAGTATAGACCCAGATCCATTGGCGTTCTTTTACTTGGAAAAAAACTTTGGTCAAGATGCAAGCATAACGCTGCTCAACAAAGGTATGAATGTGTCGGATGTTGGTATGGATATAAACATATCACTTGGAGCATCGGTTGGTACAAGTGAGTTTTTGAATGTAGAAAATTCTGTAAAAATACATGTACCAACAACATGCGTAGATTCTATATTAAGTATGGAAGACAATATAAATTTGCTAAAGCTTGACATCGAAGGAACTGAATTTAAAGTAATTGAAAATTTAAACCAAAAACATTTTGATAGAATAAATCAATTCTTCATTGAGTTTCACTTTGATCCAAAGCCAATAGCCAAAAAACTCATAGATAATGGATATAACGTACAATATAGACATTGTACAGAAAATGATACAGTTGGATTCATATACGCGACAAAATGAAAAAACAACTATTGATAGTTGGCTCATACCCATCCGAGCAAAAAACGGAACAAGTTTTACAATCCGTTTTGGAAAGAGTTAATAACGATTTTGATGTTTTGTTGGTTACGCACTGTCCGGTTAGTAAAGAAATACAAAATATGGTTAAATATTTTATATACGATTGTCGCAACGATTTTATACCATCAAATCCAAATGTTAATTTTTACGCGGATTATCCCAAGTTTTTCTTTAGAATATACCAACTTGCAAATCATAAAAATCATAGTTATGCAGTGTTTCGCTCTATAATGAACGCAGTCAATTTTGCGAAAGATTCATATGATTCATTTGTTTATGTGGAAGGTGACTGTCTATTTTCGGAACAAGATGTTATAAAGTTAAAAAATTTAAAAAATATATCTGAAACTAACAATAAAAAAGCAATGTTTTTAAAATTTGATTATGTGTTCGTTTCAACGATATTTTATTCATCAATTGAATTTTTTAAGAATACATTTAAGTTTTCAAATTCCTCCGACGAATATATAATTAACTGCAAAGAAGTTGGTGCATATGGAACGCTGGAAAGTTTCTTGTATAAGAGCGTTGAGAGAAAAAAATTATTTGGAGACGTTCATATGCTTGAAAATATTGGAATTGAAAAATATTTTGCAACCAGTAAGCATGGTATGAGTGCGTTCGCGGAGGATGGAATTGTGACTGACATGGTTGGTATTTCAACCGTGCTCAAGATAGAAAATACGACAGACATTGCATTTGTGTATTTAAATAAAAGTCCAAGAGCTGATAAGTTGGAGGTATATGTTGATGACGTTTTATGCGAAACTATACCCAATTCGCTCACGGGCATGGTTTTTAAAATAAATCCAAAAAACCAAGAATTTGTTGTACGAATCAGTGATGCTCGCTTAATTAAATTTAATAAAAATAGCATACTTGATCCAAAAAATAGAAGTTTTGTAAGATTGAAATAAAATACTTGACATCAAACAAAACTTTAAATATATACACTGATACAAATACGGTGACTACACCAAATTGGATAGAAAGAATTTAAAATGAAAATAATCAATATTACGCCGGGACTTATATCAATTCCACCAAATGGGTGGGGTGCAATCGAAAAAATTATCTGGGATTATCATCTTGAATTGAACAAGCTGAACATCCGTAATGAGATAAAATATCTCAATGATGTTAAATATGATGAAAGTATGGTTGTGCATGTACACGTGGCCAATCTCGCCAATATGCTTCATGAACGCGGTGTTCCATACATCTTTAGCATTCATGATCATCACGCATTTTTGTATGGCAAAGAATCGCATGTGTATAAAGAAAATTTTAAAGCAATTGAAAATAGTGTGTTTTCTTTGTCACCATGTAAGTTTTTGATACCATATTTTGGCAGCAAAAAGTTGCGTTACTTTTCTCACGCCGTCAATACAGATGTCTTTACATACAAAACAAGAGAGATGAGCAGCAGTCCAAAGTTGTTGTGCGTAGCCAACAATGGATATGCTAATGACCAAAGCAAAGACCGTAAAGGGTTTGCTATTGCAATTCAAGCAGCCAAACAGTTGGGACTACCGCTGACAATTGCTGGTCCGCGTAACAACGATAACTTCTTCAAAACACTCGATCCCGAACTCAACAACTATGAACAGTTGACCAAGTTATATGACTTGGATGAAAAGTCGCTCATTGAGTTATATAACAGTCATGATATATTTTTACACTTCTCTGAACTAGAGGCTGGTCATCCAAACCTCACATTATTAGAAGCAATGGCATGTGGGTTGCCAGTGGTTGGTACGTTTGAAGAAAAAAAATACAAAGGTATGGTTGTTACTTCACGTGACATATCTGAAGCAATTCATGGTATTGAAGATGTGAGATTAAATTATAAAGCATATAGAAATGCCGCATTGGAAAATGCCAAAGAAAATTCGTACAGCAACAGAGTACATGACTTAGCCAAACTATACAGCGAATATTGTGAATGTATTTTTGGTAATCAGTTGATTGATAGTTATAAAAATACAGACGTGGTATACAAAGAGCCAAAGAAACCAGAAAACAAAATTAAAATAACTTTTGATGATGGTGCTAAGGTAGATATACCCGGTCCAGTTGACAAGAGTTATAAGATCAAGTTTATTGATTTTCATACAGGTCATGTTGTATATGAAACGAAACTTAAAAATAATATGTGGGCATCAACTTCCACAAAGTATTTCAACAAGTGGGTGGTTGAGGTATATGACATATCAGATGGTTATGATGTATTGGTAGAAAAACACACATTTGATCCAAAAAATAAAAAAGTTAAAGTTGTATTGGACAGTGAAAGTTTAGGAGATTTGTTGGCGTGGATTGGTGCTGTTGATGAGTTTCAGAAGAAACATCAATGTATAATGGAATGTGCAGTGTTTAATAAAGTACTTCGTCCAATGTTTGAGAAGAATTATCCAAATATAAAATTTTTGGCAGTGGATGTGTATACAGATCCATATTATGCTAAATACAAGATTGGATGTTTTGATGGAGAAAATACCAAGAATCATATTCCAACCGACCCAAGGTTGCTCAATCTATGTTCAATTGCCACAACCATACTAGGTTTGACCAATATAGAATACAAACCAAAGATTACTTTTGATGCCAATAAGTATAAAAATGTAAAGAAGAAATATGTGTGTATTGCTACTCAAAGTACTTGTCAAGCAAAGTATTGGAACAATAAAACTGGATGGAAGACCGTGGTGGATTATCTAAAGAGCAATGGATATGAAGTATGGTGCATTGACCGACACAATAGTTTTGGCGTAGACAAAAGTATGAATTATATGCCAGAAGGTTGTGTGGATAAAACTGGCGACTTTACACTGGACGAACGCATGGCTCAAATAGCAGGCGCACAGTTCTTTATTGGACTAAGCTCTGGTTTGAGTTGGTTGGCATGGGCCGTGGGCAAGCCCGTGGTGTTGATCAGTGGATTTACCAAGAGTCTGTGCGAGTTTCATACTGAATATAGAGTAATCAATGAAAGTGTCTGTAATGGTTGTTGGAACGATATGTCCTGCAAGTTTAGTCGCAATGATTGGTTTTGGTGCCCAAGGAACAAAAACTTTGAATGTTCCAAGGAAATATCAGCAGATATGGTATTGAAACAAGTCAAAAAATTGATATAATAAACCGGTGATATATACTTATAAGCATGGACATTTCTATAAAAAACCTAAAAAAGTATATTTTTGAACCAAAAACAGAGTCACTGCGTCTAAAAAGAGCCAATGAAATACTAAGTCAGAACATGGTCATCACCGAAAAGGTGGATGGAACAAAACTGACATTGGTGCGTACACAGCAAGTTGATAAAGCAGATTATACCAAGAATTGGGTTGTGGCATACAAAGGAACTGTGTTGTATGCCAAAGAGTTTGCTCATTTGAATGATAAAGAAAAGGGTGATATATCCCAATCTTCTGTTGGCATTGGTCAATATTCCATGATATTTGATCATTTGTCTAAGATAAACAATAAGATTAACAGCATTCCAAAGAGTACTGAGTTTAGCGTTGAGTTTGCTCAAAACAAAGACACTTTGACTCGTACATATGTCAACAAGGGTGGCTTGTTTTTAAGAAGTTATGGTGAAGTGCAGTATCGTGTGGTTGGCGGAGATTTGCATACCATTCCGAAACAAGAAATAACAGACTACAAATCTGTGAACAAGATGGCAGACTTGTTGGAAATATCATCATTTCCTATCTTCTTTCAGGGAAAACTCAGCAAGGAAAATCTGCTGAAGAATCCGTTGTTTGGATCAAAACTAACAAATGTTGATTGGACCAATCCGACTGATGTTGTAACAAAATTTTCGGAGGCTATTTTGGCTGTTCCATCTACATTGGGTGGCACAACAGAAGGTGTGGTAATGAAGCTTGATAATGGAGAGTTCTTCAAGTTGGTGCAAGCCGATCAATATGATGCTGGAGTTCGTGGTGCAAAGAAGGACGCATATAAACTTGAACCAGAAGCCGCTTCAGCATACTTTCAACAAATCAGAGCATTGATACAAAATATTTTTGCCGCAATTGGTACTGAAGGAAAATCCGAAGAAGATGTTATTTCAGATTCAAATTTTTATGTTGCTAAGAATCAACCAAAGTTAAAGAAGTTCTTTGATGCTCTACAACAGATTGCTGGCAACAAAAAGAACATTGTTCAAATCAAAGATGATATTCATGATACGATTCGTTTGATGACATCCAAACAAGGGTTGTTGGGATCAACCAACAAAACTCTTGGTCTTATTCCAATTGCTGGCAAGCCACTGCACATTGGTCACTGGAAGCTTATTGAAAAAGCAGCCAATGAAAATGATCGAGTCATTGTTTATACATCATCTTCCGATAGAATAAAGAAGGGTGAGTTTCCTATAAAGGGAGATGACTTTGTAAAACTATGGAGTGATGTGTTTATTCCATCTTTGCCAAAGAATGTAAAAGTAAAGTTTGTTGATTCTCCAGTTCGGGCCATTATGCATGAACTTGCGTGGTTGGAACAAAGATTGACTCAAGATGCCGCAGATATGCCAACCATAAATTTGTATTCTGACAAAGATGATGTTGAAATAAACTTCAAAGATGAAGATTTAAAAAAGTATCCAGAGTTGTTGGCTGCTAATAAAATTAAAAAAATTGGTGTAGAAAGAACTGCTACAGTGAATGTAAGTGGCACAAAAATGCGTGAATTTTTGATGAACAATGATAAAGAATCATTCTTGAAAAATCTTCCACCGGTCGGCAACAAAGACAAAGAAGAAATTTGGAATACTCTCATAGCAAACAAGCCAGAGCCGGTATCAGAAGTTAATCCATATATAAACTTTGCTGAGGAAGTTGTAAATGAAATAGAAAAAGAAATGTTTGGTGAAGGCGGTTGGAGATCTACTTCTACACAATCAACTATTATAACTCCAAAGAAAGTGTTAAATATTTTGAGTGCAATGGATAAATTTGTTTCAGAATTCAATGCATATTCAAATCTTCCTCCAATAGAATCCAATGGACCGGTAGGTTCAGCAATGTATTATAAACAAGATTTAGAAAAAGATGGTGTAGAATATGGTGATATAGATATTCAAATTATATTACCAGAAGAAACTAATGATAGAACATCACAACTAGCATCTAATAAAAAGTATTCAGAAAAGATTATCCAGTTTATTCAAGAAAAAAAACCAAGTTATATATATCCAAACTTTCAAGATAAAGACTTTGGTACAGGATATTTAATATTCAACGTTGGTGGTGAAAAAATTCAAGTTGATTTGGTTTTGTCATATAAAGTATCATCGGAATGGACAAAAATTAGAACAACTCCGGAAAAAGGACTAAAAGGATTTGTTACTGGAAATCTATTGAGTGCATTATCCGATGCTCTTAATGTTGTGTTGGGATCAAACACCAATCCATATATAAATACGATAGATGGCAAGGTTGCGTCATCTCTGATCAAAACAAACTCAAAGCCTGTGTTCTTTAATCCAAATCAAGTATTTTTGGATATATTGAAGTTCTATGGCAATCTTGCTGGTGTTTCAAAAGTAAATTCATCAGTATTACAAGGTTATTATGGATTGGATGCAAACGATCCATCATTAAAGAAAAAATGCGAAACCGTGGTTGCTTTGAGTAAAGCACTTGATAATAACAGAGCATTTGATAAAGGAGTTGTTGTATCAAAGAATGGAACAACATTTAAATCCAGAGAAGAATTTGTAAAATATGTGCTGGATACATTCATAAAAAATATGAAATCGGCCAGCACTGCAAAAAAATTAGAAAAAGCAGAAACACCAGAAGCTATGAAAAATATTGAAAAAATAAAACACGACGCAAATCTTGGTATAGAACTAGCCAAGCAACTAATCAGAGAAGCAATTGCATCATTGACCGAGTCTGGTCAATCTGTTGCTGCTGTAGATGACAAAACGTCAAAGACCGTAAATGGTCAACCAGCCCAAGCCACCACAAAACTCAGGATTGTTGATCCACAAGGCAAAGACATTCGTTCTGCTGTATCTGGTGATGTGAAGGAACTTATATATGCACTGAATAGTAAGGTAGGTTTTTGGAAAAAGAACAATCCATATATTGAAAATGGGTTTGTGTTCAACGGCAGTTCTCAATATCTAATGAGCGGCGATGCAAAATATAAAGATTTGGCTAAATACAAATCTGCTTTTGGAGATATTGATGTGATTGTGCCAAAAGAAAAATTGGACACAATGGAAGCATATTTGGACAGTATTGATGACAAGCAAGTTGAATGGAAAGCAACACCAAAAAATAAAGTTAGTAAAAATTTTCATTATGTTGGTCGTACAAAAAATCAACGTGCTTTGGCAGGTCAAACAGTCACATTGTGGTATTATTCTCCGGTAAAACAGGTTGTTCAAATCGACTTTGAAGGAGATGAAATGACATTGGACCCTCAAGGCTATGAAAAGCCATCTGAGTGGAACAAGTTTATTAAAGATTCTCCATGGCAAGATTTGACGACTGGCATCAAAGGATTAGCAGGAGCTATTTTATTACGCGGTCTGACACGAGCAGCAACCGCACTGCCAAATGCGGTGTATGTCACCAACTCAACTGCACTCAAGATACAATCTGGTCAGTTGAAGAGTTTGGTTGATGCCAAAGGCAAGAGTGTTGTATCAGTCAATGCTACACATGCTCTACCAGCAGAATATACTCTCAATACAAGCGGTTCTGGTCATGCCGGTGTGCGCAAGGCATATCGCCTTGTGGCTAAGAATATGGACTATCAAGGTAAAAAGGTGGATGTTTATACCGACATTGCTGCCAGCGAAAGCAAACCAGAAGATCGTATCAACAGCGTAAATAAAGTATTTGAGCTTATTTTTAAACGCAAGCCAAGTGGTCAAGATGTTGAAAACTTCAGAAGTTATGTTGGATTGCTGACACTCATGAAGACTCTACCAAAAGATGTTCAAGTCAAAGCACTGGAAAGAGCCAAGGAAGGTTTGACTCAAGCGGGGTTGGAATCAGCAGAATATGCTCCAATACAAAAAGCAGCCAAAACGATTTTAGGAATATCCATATAATAAATGTTCGCAAAGAATAAATGAAGCGAACATTTATATATATACAAAAGGTTATAACATTATGAAAAACACGGATATAATTAAGTCATATTTGGCGGGAGAAAGACCCTACATAAAAGTAGGATATACTGGCGATAAGGATAAGTTTATCATTCGCAAAACGGGTGAACGATGGACAGACAGCAGTGGAAAAGAATGGGAACAAAGAGAATATGGTCCGTCAGCAGTAACCAGAGTTTCAGACATCATTAGAATAGAAACCAACGATAAATGTAAATGCTGTGGAACCGAGGTTCGTTGGGGTTCAAAACTTGATCGCAAAATGTATTTCAAAACTGAAAAATGCTTTGATTGTTTGGTTGAAGAAGAAACTCAACTGCGTGTCAAAGGAAAATTCAAGTTATACGAAACCAAGAAACTATTGGAAAATGAATTATCTTACTTGAAAGATATAAAGCGTAAACTGAAAGAAAGTAGAGAATATTTGGCATCAGACAGCTCAAAGAAACTAACATATGTCAATTCCAATGGATTTGTTGAAGAATGGGATAATAATGTGCGTGCTGAATTGACTACACTTGTTGAAAAAGATTGGAAAACTTGTTTGAAGAAAATAAAAGATGGCGAAAAGGAGTTAAAGAAAATCAATAATGAAATTGACTCAGTTCTTGCACCAGTCTGATATAATCGAAGGATTGGCAATCAGAGTAAAGAACAAATACCCAGAAAAAGGTATGTGCGAGTTTATCGCGAAAGATTTGGTCAAAGAACTAAAAAGTCGTGGAATAAATGCCAAACATATTGAAGGTAATTTCACGTTGGACGAACCAGCGGCATATCAATTTATTAGTCCATTAGATGAAGTAAATGATGAATATACCATAGACCATGATTGGGTGGAAGTGGAGGGTGTGATTATTGATGCATCGGCTTCACAATTTAGAAAATATGTGTATGATGAAATACCAGACATTGTAATGGCAAATTATACACATCCGTTATATACCAAATACGAACCTCACAATTATGTCTAATACGACAAAAAATATTAGAGATGTAATTCGGGAAGAGTATATAAAGTGTGCCAAAGACCCAATATACTTCATGAAGAAGTATGTGAAGATTCAACATCCTATTCGCGGCACACTGCCATTTCTTACTTATCCATTTCAAGACAAAACTTTGGCCGACTTGATAAAGTATGACCAAAATATTATTCTCAAGAGTCGTCAGATGGGTATTACTACACTAGTTGCTGGATATTCATTGTGGCTCATGGTGTTTCATGAAAACAAAGAAATTATTTGTTTGAGTATCACTCAAGAAACATCCAAAGCAATTGTAACCAAAGTTCGTTTTGCCAATGACAATCTACCAAGTTGGTTGAAACTGCGAGAATCAGAAGACAATCGACTGTCATTGAAACTATCCAACGGCTCCAAGATTGTTGCTATTTCATCAGCGGGTACAGCCGGTCGTTCAGGTGCCGCATCTTTGCTGATCATTGACGAAGCTGCGTTCATCGACAATATCGACGAAATCTGGTTGTCTTCACAATACACATTGGCTACTGGTGGTAAAGCGGTTGTGTTGTCTACACCGAATGGTGTGGGTAATTGGTTTCACAAAATGTGGACAGAAAGTGAATCTGGTCTAAACAACATGAATCGCATTAGCTTACCGTGGAATCATCATCCAGAACGCGATCAAAAATGGCGCGATGATCAAACAAAGTTGTCCGGCGAAAAAGGTGCGGCACAAGAATGTGATTGTGAATTTAGCACATCAGGTAATACCGTTATTGATATTCCACTACTAGAATGGTATGAAAAAAATCACGCGATTGATCCAACAGAAAAGCGAGGACATGACAAAGGATTGTGGATATACAAATATCCAGAAGCTGGTAAGAGTTATATGATAAGTGCCGACGTTGGTCGAGGAGACGCCGCCGACTTTAGTGCATGTCAAGTTTTGGAAATAGAAACAATGGAACAAGTGGCAGAATATAAAGGAAAAATACCCACAAGTGATTATGCTCGATTGCTTATGACGATTGCAACTGAATATAATCAAGCATTGCTTGTTATAGAAAATGCCAACGTAGGATGGGCAGTTATACAAGTTGTATTAGACAGCAACTATCCAAATCTATTTTATAGTTCATCGGACCTACAATATGTGGATGTAGAATCTCAATCCACAAACAAGATAAATGCCGAAGAACGCAAAATGACACCGGGCTTTACCACATCCAATAAGTCCAGACCGCTTCTAATATCTAAGCTTGAAAGTTATATTCGCAATAAAGAAGTAATCATACACAGCAAGCGATTGTTGGAAGAACTGAATGTATTCATATGGAAAAACACCGGTGGATCATCTGCAAAAGCAGAAGCCATGACTGGTTATAATGATGACCTCGTATTGTCAATGGCTATTGGATTGTGGATAAGAGATGTAGCATTGCGATTGAGAAAAGAAGCAGATGAATCTACTCGTCTTATAATATCAAAGATAGGTTCCACTTCAAGTGAGCAGATAAAAAATAATATGGTGGCATTGCATAAATCTGGTAATAATCCTTATGGAGTTTACAGCAATCCTTGGAAAATGAGCATTGGTGGTCCAAGTGGTGTGGCTGGTCAAAGCAAAACAGAAGACCTAACATGGCTGCTGTGATGATATATCTTATAAAAATATCATGAGTATATATTTATAGAATAGACGCTCATATATATACATACTTATGGCAGAACAAAAAGATATATTCACAAGACTAAAGAAGATGTTCTCAACGGACGTGCTCGTGCGTCATGTTGGCGGAAAAAAGATAAAAGTTATAGACACAGATGAAATTCAATACGCAACAGACAGAAATAGTTTGCGTGATCGTTTCAATAGATTAAGAAGCAGTACATACAACTTGCATAATCGCGATATGTCTATGGCATATCAAGCAAGTCGTTTAGAATTGTTTAGAGATTATGATGTAATGGACATGGACCCAATCATTGCATCTGCATTGGATATTTACTCAGATGAGTGCCTTGTTCCTTCAGAATTTGGAAATGTTCTTACAATTCGCTCAAAGAATGAAAACATCAAAAAAATTCTCAACAATTTGTTTTATGATATTTTAAATGTTGAGTTCAATATGTGGAGTTGGACCAGAAACATGCCAGTCAAATACGATTCCCCAATTCCAATCCTATCGGGTGAGATTATTACTATAGAGTCGCTATCAAACCGATTAAACGCCGGTGAGGAAATTTGGGTTTATTCTGTACAAGATGATACTAAAAAGATTGTTCCTGGTAAAGTTGTGTGGTGTAACAAAAATTATACATCAAACAAAATTGTAAAAGTGACACTTGATGATGGCTCGGTAATAGAAACCGCGCCAGAACATCCATTCATACTTCGCAACGGAACTACCAAGAGAGCAGATGAGTTGTTAGAAAATGACAGTTTGATGCCATTTTATCGCAAGTTGAGTCCAAAAAAAGGAGGAATGAACGAGTATGAGATGATATATAATCCAGAAACCGATAAATATGACTACACACATCGGTTGGTGGCTAAATCGTCTGGAATAGAAACTGACAAGGAAAATAGAATTTTGCACCACAAGAATTTTAACAAATACGACAATACTCCGCCAAATTTAGAACCAATGGAATTCTTTGCACATCGCCAATTGCACGCGGACCATTGTAAAAAAATTCTACACTCACCGGAAGTGACAAAAAAACGTTTGATGGGTATAGACAAGTATCTTCGTTCAAGTTCTAGACGCGAGCGATTGAGTAAAGAAATGAAAGGAAAACCGGTACTGGATTTTATTAAATACAATTCTTCCGACCTTCATCAATCTCACAATAGTGTCAGGGCAAAGAATAAAACAGAAATGTGGAAAGATCCAGTTCGGTCTGATATGGCAAAGTTTCGAATGAAAGTAAAATGGTCAAGTAAAATGTTGGATATATACAATGAAGTAAAGTTTAATGGGGGTTCTCCAATCTCCATGCAAGCGGCATATCAATCTTTAAAAAATAATCCAAAATTTATTTCCGAGTGGTCTTCTCTTAATAACAGAGAATTTCGAAGAATTCAAAAAGAAAATATGGATTCATTTGTGGTGTCCAATCACAAAGTTGCTCGGATTGAAGTTGTTAATGAAACCGCCGACGTATATTGCATGACCGTGGTTGGTCCAAATGGAGAAGATGATAGGCATAATTTTGCAGTATGTGGAAGAGATGCCAATGGTTCAATCATGCCAAACAGTGGAGTATTTGTAAAGAATTGTAAATATGGTGATTTTTTCTTGAGATTGGAAATATCACCAGAATATGGCATTCACTTGGTGCATCCAATCAGTCCATATGAATTGACTCGTGTTGAAGGTAGTGATCCAAAAAATCTTAACTATGTCAAATATCAGCATGATGGTATGGGTGGTGGTATGGAATATGAAAACTTTGAAATTGCTCATTTTAGATTGTTGAGTGATAGCAATTTCTTACCATATGGCAAGAGCATGATTGAACCAGCACGTCGTGTATGGAAGCAATTGAGCCTTATGGAAGATGCCATGTTGATCCATCGTATCATGAAGGCTCCGGAAAAGCGTATTTTCTCTATTGATGTTGGTAATATTGCACCAAGTGAAGTTGATGCCGCCATGCAAAAGATTATCACTCAAGTTAAAAAAGTGCCATATATTGATGAAAAGACTGGTGATTATAACCTTCGTTTCAACTTGAATAATATGGTTGAAGATTTTTATCTACCAGTTCGTGGTGGAGACAGTGGCACAAAGATTGATACATTACCTGGTATGGAATTTACTGGTATTGATGACTTGGAATATGTTCGTAATAAAATGATGGCAGCACTCAAGATTCCAAAAGCATTCTTGGGTTATGATGAAAGTATTTCTGGCAAGGCTACATTGGCAGCAGAAGATGTTCGTTTTGCTCGTACCATTGGTCGTATTCAACGTATTCTTGTTTCTGAACTGACCAAGATTGCTATTGTTCATTTGTATGTACAAGGATATCAAGATGCGTCGTTGGTTGATTTTGAGTTGGAATTGAGCAATCCTTCTACCATCTTTGAACAAGAAAAGTTGGAAATTTGGCAGAATAAAGTAAATCTTGCTGCCGATATGATGGAGAGCAATATGTTTAGCAAGAAGTGGCTATATAATAATATATTCAATATGTCCGGCGATGATGTTGAAGATCTGCAACAAGAAGTCATAAAAGACAAAAAAGAAGGTTGGAGAATTCAACAAATTACCGACGAAGGCAGTGATCCCGCTCTGACCACCGGTGGTGGTGAAGCTGGTGGTGAATCCGGTGGTGGTGGTGGTGGAGACATGGGTGGCGGTGGTGGAGATGCTGGCGGTCTACCAGACCTTGGTGGCGGTGGCGAAGACGCTGGTGGTGGTGGTGAAGCCGGTGGTTTGCCACCGTTGGAAGAAGAAAAGAACGCAAATGAGCCAGTTCTTGATGAAGAAACTCGCAAAGAAAGAGAGCGCGGCATTCGTCCAAGTCAAGACGGCAAAAAAGAAGAATATAGCGATACATTCACAAAAACACGCGGAGAAGATATTCTTGGCAACGGACAAAATAAAGAAAAGTCCAAGTCAGACCGCAGAACGACTCATATATACAGAGGTTCCCCATTGGGTAGCATGGACGAAGATCTTAAAAGTATAAAAAAGTCATTGATGGACAAGTATAATAATAAAAATAAGAAAATAATAACCGAAGAAAAATCCATTATGGATGAGTCTAATCTAATTGATGATGATAAACCACTCTAAAATATGAGTTTTTATCACCCACACACATATTTATAAATAATAAAACTGTATGAAGAAGCTGAAACACTCTAAGTATAAGAATGCTGGAATACTATTTGAACTGTTGGTACGCCAAGTGACCGCCGACATTCTTAACGGTCAGGGGGATTCAAAAGCCAACGCAATATTGCGTGATTATTTTTCAGAATCTACTGAACTCGGTCGAGAAAATAGATTATATCGCATAATCATGGAAGATAAGACCAAGGATCAAACTTCCGCTGATAGATTGCTTGAACAAATTATTCGCACTCGCAAAAAATTGGATGAACGCGCATTAAATCTACAGAAGTATAATTTAATCAAAGAAATTCGCGAAAACTATCCATTGGATGATTTTCTCAAAGGTAGTATTTCAAACTATAAGCTTCTTGCCAGTATTTATAAAGTATTTGAAGAAAGTGTAAATTCGGTTGAATGCGATCCTCGCGAAATTTTTAAGGCCCGTACATGTATAGTAGAAAGCATTGCTGCTGCCAAAACACCAACTCGGTTGGTCAGTGAAGATGAAAAGAAAGATTTGGTCAAAATATATCAACAACAAAATGAAGATGTTCGTTTGCTTGCTTATAAGTTGCTTGTTGATTCGTTCAATGAAAAGTATAAAGGATTGGACGACAAGCAAAAGGTACTTATTCGTGAATATATCAATAATATCAGCAACACAAACTCGCTGCGCCAATATATCAATAATGAAGTTCCTTTGGTTCGCAAAGAAATCAATGAACTCAAATCGCATGTAAACAATGATGTTGTTCGCATCAAACTTGATGAAACATTGAATCAATTGGACAAAATTACCAAGGGTACCTTGGTCAAAGAAAATCAAATCATGGCACTCATGTTGAGTTATGAACTGATCAAAGAACTTAAAAACCTAAAATAAACATATGACAAAGTCAGAACTAAAACAACTAATCAGAGAAACAATAAATGAAGCCACACAACCACAAAAGGTTGTTGGAAAATACATTTATTTTGTTGATTCTAAAGAGTTGTATAGTATGAATCCATATAAACTTGTTGCAAATCGTTGTGATATATCAGTAGCAAACAATTGGACAAAAGCAACATTAATGCAAGGAGAAGATGTTAGAGATATGGGAACCGAGGTTTCAGACACAGCAGCTTGGTATATTGTAAACAATGCTCCATCAGATCATGCATTTGTTGGATATATTGGAAAATAAAATATGAAAGACACCAAAGAAATACTTCGCGAGCTTGTTGAAGAAGTCATTGAAGAAATGACAGCAACGGGTGCTGTTGCTGGTTATCAAACACCAGCAGCATTTCGTGGCCATAAAAGCAAAAAGAAATCAGCAGAACGTAGTATGCCAGGTGGCAAAGTTGTAGGCAAAGAAGACACAGATGATACAACAGTTGGTGAAGGTGAAACACTAACACTACGTCGTGATATTGGTATTATGGAAGGTCGCAGCCGCTATCGTAATTTTAAAGATAGTGATATGATGAAAAATCATGCCAAAATTTCATATGGCATCAATCAAGCAAAGAAGATGCTTGGTGAAGTTGAATATCTACTAAACATCTGTGAGAGACTAAAAACCGAAACAAATGTAAAAACAGAAAGTTTGTGGGCACGTACTCAACCAGACATGAAAGAAATTCATGGTCGATTGAAAGAAATTGCCAAAAGAATCAACAGAATGGGAAAAAAATAAAATTTATGAATCTAACAGACATTGCTAAAAAGATTTTGAAAGAAGACACATGGGGCAACAATCCATCTGCTGCGGGTGCTATGTCACCGGGCCGTGCGCCAAATGCAGTCACGCCTCCTGCTACACCAAATGCCAAAATGATTGATATTTCTAATATGTTCAAAAACTTCAAGACAGAATTGGAAAAACAAGAAGATGCTGCTGTAAAAAAACTGGCCGATGAACTAAAGAAATCATTTCTAAAAAAGAATGTAATTGTAAAAGCATCCAAAGGTAGTGTTGGCCAAATTGAAAAAGAATATAGCCTCGCGGTCAATAACATTGAAGTTCGTTATATGAAAGACAAATATTATATTGTATTTACTGGCAAAGAAGGCAATGAATCAGAAAATGAATATTATCTGGATGATTCACAGATACAAGTAAATGATGCTCCTCAAGCAAAATCACAAGCTCCAGCAAGTTTGACTCGTGGTCAAGTTGGTGGTATTCAATATCCACAAACTATGGGTATTGCTTCTAAACGAAACATTATACAAAGTAAATAATATGAGCAAACAACTATTAGTAGATTTTATACCATTTGATATCACTCCGCAGATGCTTACAGAAGCAAAAGCAAATACTGGTGGTCCATTGGTTCTAAAAGGTCCATTACAAAAAGCCGGTGAAAAGAATCATAATGGTCGTGTATATCCACGCGAAGTATTAGAGCGTGAAGTTGAAAAATATCAACAAATCATCAAAGAACGTCGCGCTCTGGGTGAACTTGATCATCCGGAATCCAGTATCATCAATCTAAAGAATGTATGCCACAATGTCACAGAATGTCACTGGGAAGGTGATACTGTGGTTGGTACAATTGAAATTTTAACTACACCAAGTGGTAATATTGCAAGAGATTTGATTAGAAACAATATTCGTATTGGTATTAGTAGTCGCGGTTTGGGAAGTGTTCGCAATGTGAATGAAAATACTGTTGAAGTACAAGATGACTTTGAACTATTGTGTTTTGACCTTGTATCTTCACCAAGCACACGCGGTGCTTATATGAATCTTGCCGAAGGCATCAATCGTGAAAAACAATTGATTGGCGGCAATCAAGATCGCAAAGACATCAATAAATATCTAAAAATTGAAAATATCATTCGTGATATTCTTTCAGAAACCCGTTAAAAAATTATGAACGAAGCAACAATACCAAACGAAACAGCAATCAAGAAAATTGTGCAATATCTTGCCAGAGAAGCCACCAAGTACCAAGATGTGATTGGTCTTGATGCTGCACACGACATTGATATTTCCGGTCTACAATCTGCAATTGAAGATTCCAATAACAAGAAGATTCTAAATTTTTGGAACAAGTTGAGCAGCAAGCAGAAGAATGAAATACATGATATGGTGTCAACATATTTGTATAATAAAGCACTGAAAGCAGACCCAGATTATTATGGTGACGACCAACCAACTCCATTAAATTACAAACTTTCATCAAAAACGGCAACTCCAACCAAGGCTCCTGCTGGTGGTAATGAAGCCAAGTTGATAAAATCTCTTGCAAAAAAAGCAGAAGATTGGATGAACTATGCTGATGTAGATTCTCCAGAAAATATATCTTATGATGATTTCGAGGAATTTGTCATAAACGATCCAAAAAACAAAAAGCTTCAAGCATTTTGGAATTCAATGGGAAACAAAAAACAAGAAAATTTGTTCTATAAAGTCGTTGCTGTTTTAGAAAAGAAATATGGAGATGGAGATGATGAAGGTGATGGTGGACCAATTGGATATGATAATTTTGGTGCACCAATATATGAAGGTCGCAGTCTTTCCAACATCGCCAAGAAGATAATCAAAGAAAATAAATCAACACCTCTTATGCTAAATGGCAAAGAAGTTGATGAAAAATCAATTGAAATTGACGGAGTTGATCGTAGAGATTATCCAGATTTTTCTGATGCTTATATTTCTGCTGCAAATTATATGGATGGTACACCACTCAGCGATAAAGAAATTGAAGATTTGGATGCTCAAAATAATGAATTGGTTCATGAAAAAATTCAAGACGATCAATTGTATATGCAAGAAGGTGAAGAAGAAAAACTTGGCAGTTCTGCATATGACAAAGAAGACAGAGAAGAAAAAGGACAATACTCCAACAAACCAAAGATGGCTGGTATTACATTCTTCAATGTTCCGTCTGGTAAAGAATCAATTGCAAAGCAATATGGTTTGACTCAATTCAAAAGTGGCAAATGGGGAATCAAACATAAAATTGGTAGAGACTATACTAGTGCAGTTTCTGCGGCTGAAAGAATATTTGGAAAAGGTCGTTATTGGGAACCAAGAAACTAATTTTACACAATTTACATAAATTGATATATATTTATAACAATATGAGCAACAAAATCACAAATCCATTTCTAAAACAACTTATCTCTGGTATATCTCAAAAAGCTACTCAAGGTCGTATGACAGGCGTTGATTGGAATATTCTTGAAGAAGCCAAGAAAAATAAAAAAGTTTCAAAGAAAACTTTGAAAAAAGAAGCAGACGAAAAAAAGAAGCCAGCGGATGATACCGGTGAAGAAAAAGATGCTGGCGGATTACCGCCACTGGGAGGAGCAGATGAAGAACCAACCAATGAACCAAAAGCAAAACAAGATGGTAAAGATGCAGGTGCTGGTGCACCGCCCGATGGTGGTAAAGAAGACGCTGGTACTGACCCAACCGCAGGACTTGGCGATGAAGAAGGTGCCGGTGCAGAAGAAGATTCTGAAGAAGCACAATCTGACGCCGCCGAGGCAAAAGCAGAACTAGAAAAAGCCAAAGCCGAAAAAGATCAAGCGGAAAAAGAAATCAAAAAACATTCTTATATTAAACTTGGTTCAAATGCTGGTACACAATTTTTAATATCAAAGATTCTGGATCATGCCTTCAAGACTAATACAATTGATGCACTTGCTGGTGAAATGGTACAAAAACTAAAAATTACTACACCAGAAGACATCAATGCATTCAGTGAAGAAACTGCATCATATAGAGTGATTCCTGGTTTTCCAGAACTATTGTCGTCCATGAAAACAATGGCGACCAAACAACCAGAAGAAACATCAGAAGCCTAATAATTTTTATGAAAATACTTAAACTAAGACCTCTGATTGAAGGTATTGACCAACCTACCAATAATGATCAACAAAAAGAATGGACCAATGAAGAAAAGAAATCCGCTCTGGATGCAATTGGTCGTTATAATGAGTATGGAAATCTTTTACGTCGTCCACCAGAAGGTAATTTAATGGAAATTGCTCATACATTAAGCAAGATTACAGAAGCTGCTGAAAAATTTACTCTCAGTGAAACTGGTGAAGATTGGTTTGATAAAAACACTGTATCGCGCAACATGAAAGATTTGCGTCGTGTTAGTGAAGAATTCAACAAACTTGCTAAAGAAGCACACACAGTTCAACAACGCATGGAAGCATTGTATGAAGATGGTGGACATGTATTGGGTCGTTATTTTGAAATCAAAGATTTGAACGAAGGTACTGGTCCAGCAATCAGCAAAATTGCGAAAAAGTAAAAAATATTATATATTTTTACGTTTTTTGTAAATACGTATATATTTATTTATTATAAAATGCATCATTATTTGGTGCGAGGCAGTTCAAAATTTAATTTGAAACTCTAATAGTTTCATCAACCAAAAAGGATAAACTATTATGTCAGATCTATTAAAACAAGCAATCGCAGACGCTAAAGCCGTTCGCGCCACTGCTCTATCAAACGCAAAAGCTGCTCTCGAAGAGCACTTTGCTCCAAAACTACAAAGCATGTTGTCTGAAAAGCTACGTGCCGAAGTTGCAGGTGATGAAGAAATCTCACCAGACGCAGCTCCAGCACCAGAAGCTCCATTGCCAATGGACGATATGGGTGGTGGTGAAGTTCATGCTGATGCCGCACAAGATGCAGCTATGGCAGCAGGTGGCTCACCAGAAGGTCACGCCGATGCCGCACAAGATGCAGCTATGGACGCCCCAGTTGAAGAACCATCCGCTGAGATGTCATCCACACCCGTTGGTGACGAAGCTGGTCTAGATGAACTAGAAGGTGAACTTGACGACACCAACTATATAGCCGAGGGCGACAAGGCTTCTGGTGATTACAAGAAGACCACCAAGGGTCACAATACAGAAGATCCGGGTAAAAAGATGGTGAAGTCGGTCGGAACCGCAATCGGAGGAACCAAGGGTTCTTTATCAGCCGCCAAGAAAACAGCCAAGGCTTCTTCTGACTATACCAAGACCACAAATGGTCACAAGACCAATGACCCACAAGGTCAAGGAAATGAAGTATCCAAGGGTGGATATGACAATGATACCGCAGCCTTGAAGGAAAACGAAGAAGTTGATGAAACTTCTTTGGATGAAATCCTAAAAGAATTGGAAGACGGTCTGAATGACGTTGGTGGAATGGATGAAATGGGCGGCATGGGAGCTGAAGAAGCCCACGCTCCAGAAGCCTCCGAAACAGGACTAGAAGAAGAAATCAATCTTGATGAACTTCTTTCCGAAACGGACGACGAAGACGCTGACGACGAAAAGAACGTCGAAGAAGGAAAACTTCCAGCCGGTCTAGCCGCTTACCAAGCCAAAAAAGCTGGTAAATCGGAAAAATCCGAAGATGAAGAATCTGAGGACGAAGAAGACGAGAAAAAAGAAACCGTCAAAGAAAACATTTCGTTGAAGAAGGAACTAGCAGAATACCGTAGCGCAGTCGTTTATCTACGGGACCGCATCAATGAAGTTAACCTGCTCAATGCCAAGCTGTTGTACACGAACAAGTTGTTCAAACAAGCCAGCCTAAACAATGAGCAAAAACTAAAAGTAATCGAGTCATTTGACCTCACGAAATCGGTTCGTGAAGCCAAGCTTGTTTACGCTACGTTGGCCGAATCATTTAATTTCGGTGGAAAGAAGACAGTTGTTGCAGCACCAGCCACTAAAAAGGTTGTTTCTCAAACTGTTAGATCCATCACCGAAGGACTCGCCTCCAAGCCAGTTGCATCGACCAGACCGACAAAAGCCGCTGTTCTTACAGAAGGAGCCGAAATGGCAAACCGCTTTAAGAAATTGGCCGGTATTCGCAGTAAGTAAGTAAGTATAAAACAATCAACATCTAAATATAGGAAATTATTATGTCAGACATCAAATCACTACTAAGCGAGACATCGAACCCAATGGTTCAACTAATGTCTCAAACACGCGGTCTAATGACCAAATGGGAAAAAACAGGTCTTCTAGAAGGCATGAAAAGCGACATCGAAAAGTCGCACATGTCCATCCTTTTGGAAAATCAAGCAAAGCAACTAATTGACGAAGCTACCCGCACAGGTACCTCCGCTAATTCCGAACAATGGGCTGGCGTTGCTCTCCCACTAGTTCGCCGCGTTTTCGCTGAAATCGCTGCCAAGGAATTCGTCTCGGTTCAACCGATGAATCTTCCTTCCGGTCTGGTATTCTATCTGGACTTCAAGTATGGTTCCAACCAAGCCGGTAAACCAGCCTTCAACGGTCAATCGTTGTTCGGTGGTACGGGCACAAAGAATGGTTCAACTGATTCCGCCGTCAATGGTCTATATGGCCAAGGTCGTTTCGGTTACACCATCAATGACACCGCCGTCAGCCTAACAGGTTCTTTGGCCACAGGTTCTTGGCTGGATGCAAAGTTCGTTCCAGAACTTTCAGCGTCTGTCGCAGACGGTCAAATCATCAAAGTCACAGTTGACCTAGCTGGTACAGGCTTTGACACCACCGGTGTTCGTGCCTTCACCATCAGCGGTTCTGGCATTGTTGATTTCTACCCAGGATTCACAACCACATCCGGTTCTACCGTAACCTTCGTAACATCTGCGTCGATTGCAGCTGGTGCAAACAGCTTCGGCGTTTCGTACCACAATCAACCAGAGCCAACATCTCGTGGCGACTTCGAAGACAAAGGAACCGGATTGCCAAATACCACCGGTACACCAAACGACATCGGTATTCCAGAAGTCAACCTAGAGTTGAAGTCGGAAGCCATTGTTGCCAAGACCCGTAAGTTGAAAGCCGTCTGGACACCAGAATTGGCTCAAGACTTGAATGCATATCACTCTATCGACGCAGAAGCCGAGCTAACCGCTCTTCTATCTGAATACGTTTCGATGGAAATTGATTTGGAAATCTTGGACATGTTGGTCACAGCTGCTCCAGATGCTACAACTGAATACTGGTCAGCTCGCGTTGGTAGTGAATACAATGCTTCCGTTGGAAGATTCCAAGACACAGCTGCTAACCGCACTGCATATGTCAAGAGCACATGGTTCCAAACACTGGGCAACAAGATCCAAAAGGTCTCGAATAAGATTCACCAATTGACACTGCGTGGCGGTGCAAACTTCCTAGTTTGCTCCCCAGACGTAGCTACAATCATTGAATCCATCCCAGGCTTCAGCACCAACACGGACGGCGACCAAGCCAAGTTCGCAATGGGCGTTGCCAAAGTTGGCGCTCTAAGCAACCGTTGGACAGTATACAAGAACCCATACATGACAGACAATGTTATGTTGGTAGGTTTCCGTGGAACAAACTTCCTAGAAACCGGCGCTGTTTACGCTCCATATATCCCACTGATTCAAACACCGTTGGTGTATGATCCAGTGAACTTTACTCCACGTCGTGGCGTAATGACACGCTACGCCAAGAAGATTTTGAGACCAGAGTTTTTTGGCAAAATCGTCATCGGCAACTTGGACGAAGTATAATAGTTCATCTCTTAAACAGAGATTTTATAAAAAAGACCGCCCGAAAGGGCGGTCTTTTTTTGTTTATTTATTTTGCGTTTTTTCTGTTTGTGTGAATAATTATTCCACATCAAGGAGTAAAATATGAATTGCATTATATGTACCAAACCATTATTGAAACGGCAAAAAAATTATTGTTCAAATACTTGTAAGTTTTCGGACAAAACATACAATTGCCGAAGAGTATCATTATTGAAAAACGATGAAACAAAAATACTTGTATCCAAATTGGATGGTTGGAAAACAAAAGATATAAATAACAAATCTGGTATAATAACTCGTTATTTAATCAAGAAAGGAATTTCTGTTGAAAATTATGTTCAACATTTTGATACAGAGATTGTTGAAGCTAAACCATTATTAAATTGCCCATATTGCGATTGGACCAGTAAAGATTTTAATAATGTGAGCGGAGTGTTTACTAGACACATATCTTCACACAATAAAACAATTTCAAATGTTATAGAAGAATATCCAGATTATAAGAGACTCTGGAAGACATTTCAAAATTCAGTAACAAGGTTTGATCATATAAATTATTCAGATGGCAACCATATATCTTGTAAAATTTGCGATGAAAAGTTGAAAGAAATTACAAACTCACACTTAAAAAAGCATGATATAACATGCGAAGAATATAAAGAAAAATATGGCGAATTGGTTTCAGAGAATACAAAGAAAGAATTTTCTAAAAATTTATCTGAGATAGAATTTGACAGTTCGTCAAAAGCCGAGCGAGAGATCCGCGATTATCTATTAACCATTTCACCGCAGTCAAAGTTTTTATATAATACCAAAAAAATATTACATAATATTGAACTTGATATATACTGTGAAGATAAAAAGATAGGTATTGAATATAACGGATTGTATTTTCATTCAGAAATGGCGGGAGGAAGAATGAAAGATTATCATTTATTTAAAACAAATACGTCAGAAAAAAATGGAATAAAACTCATTCAAATATTTGAAGATGAGTGGCGAGATAAACCAACTATAGTGAAAAATAGACTGAATAATCTCTTTGGAATATATATTAAAAAATTGAATGCCAGAGATTTAAAGATTGAAAATATATCCAGTAAACAAAAATCGGAGTTTCTTAATATCAATCATCTACAAGGAAATGATAAATCCAACACTATGATAGGGCTGTTTGACAGCAACATGCTTGTATCAGTTATGACGTTTTCAAAACCTAGAGTAGCATTGGGTATAAAAAAATATGAAAATGATACTTGGGAACTTGTTAGATTCTGCAATTTAAATGGACACAATGTTCGCGGCGGATTTAGTAAATTATTGTCACATTTTATAAAAACTAACAATCCAAAAAAGATTATCACATATGCAGATCGTAGATGGTCGTCAAAAATAAATAATGTATATGAGAAAAATAAATTTGAGTTTGTATCCGAAACAAAACCAAATTATTTTTATATGCAAAAATATAAAACAAGATTGCACCGCTACAACTTTACAAAATCAAAATTGGTAAAAAAATATGGATTGCCAGAATCTATGACAGAACCAGAAATAATGAGAAAATTAAGATATGATCGTATATGGGATTGTGGTCATCTAAAATACGAAATGAATATATCATAACATAACTTATACCGTATATATAATATATATTATACCATGCTTATGAAGAAAATATATTACTATTCATTGTGTTTGTTAACATTGGTTACTGCTTTGGTCGCCAATCCAATTGATGATAAGGCGTCTCAATTTGTTGTGAACGGTGCACCAATCAGTAAAATTGTAAAAGATACTCAGTATATAATCAAAAAGAATTATGCTATTCATTATCGTTATGATACCAAAACAGCTGAGTATGTTGTAGAACATCCAACACTTGAAAAGATTAATGGAAAATCAAAACGTAAAGATGATTTTAGACCAGATCCAGAAATAGCAAAACAACATCAATCATTATTATCTGATTATGTTGGAAATCCATTTGATCGTGGTCATCTTGTACCTGCCGGAGACAATACTCAAAATGATGATGTTATGAGTGAAAGTTTCTTTCTTTCTAATATGGTTCCTCAAGTTCCAAATCATAATAGAGGAATTTGGAAACAATTGGAAACTGCTGTCAGAAACTGGGTAATTGAAGGCAAAGATGTATATGTTATAACTGGCACATTTTATAACAAAGGATACAAAGAAATTGGTAATAACAAAGTTGGTATTCCAGATTATATGTGGAAAGTTATTGTAGATGCAAAGTCAAATAAAGCTATTGCTTTTATGTTTCCTAATGCTCCACTGCCAGTTGAAGACCTTCATAAATATATTGTATCCATATCAGAGATAGAAGTCAAGACTGGAATAAATTTCAATCCAAAGTTGCCAGAAAAACAGCAAAATGAATTGGAAAAGTCAAAAGCAGATCAAAAAGATTGGTCTAGCTTAACAAAGAAATAATTTAACCAGCTGCTTTAAATACAGCAGCGTTCCAGTCCATACGTTTTTTTACACCACGATTATTTGTGCTGCGATATTCTCTGTGGTTTAAATATTCCTTTGCAGCATCAGCAAACTTGTTTTGGTTCAACAACTTTATTGTTTTTGGTCCCATGTCACCACGATATAATGCATTGATTGTTGCAATTCTCACGGTTAATGGCAAACTATCAAATTTTTCTATATGTTTTTTGGCAACATCAATCTTTTTATTAGCGTCTTTTTCAAGTAATTTCAATGCATCATCGTCAGTTATGCCTTTGCTAAAATCCTCATTTGGTTGAATTTTGTGACCATAAGCAATTGTGTCACTGCCGCCTTCAACACTTTTATGTGGAAACCATAATTTCTTGGCTTTATTATATCCACCCTTTGGATTGTTGATGTTGTTTTCAAATTGCTTGATTATATTCACAGCACGAGTTGTTAAGTTGCCTGTGTCTCCTCTGTCGCTAAAATCAATATTATGCTGAGTATATGGCTTTCCTGCACCATCTCCCGCTGGCTGTGCATAAGCATGTTGTGCGGGTGGTGAAATAAATTTTACTGGAGGAAGGTCAGACACTGCTTCAATGAGTTTTTGTTCATATAACAGATCTTTCAGTTTGATTATGCGCATATATATTATAAATATCTATGAAACATTTATTCTGTGCGTATAATAAATATCGTGATGCAAAGAGTGCAACCCCTTCTTGTCTTAATTTAATCATGTTACCATTGACAAGTGTGTCTTTGAGCTTAATCATATATACTTTCTATAAATACGGAGAATTGAGATAAAAATGGCATCGTTGCATTATATTTATGAGTATATGGAACGTGTTCACGATATAATTTTTATAAATGGGCAGAGAACGGAGAAGTGTCCTACTTCCGCCGGTGTGTATGGTTGGAGAAATAACGCGAATGGTAAATGGTACGTTGGAAATTCGATGTCAATTGGTAGCCGCATGTATCACTATAAAAGTAACCATTTTTCGGGGCAACTGTTGTTTTTTCGGGCCGTGGCTAAATATGGATTGGTCAACTTCACATGCTACAAATTGATGGATTGTTGCCCATCAAAAGTATCATTGAACTTTTGGGAACGTTTTTGGGTAAAGGAAAAGGATAGTTTTGGAGAAAATGGGTACAACCTTACTATCGGAGGCAGTGGTCCACAGGCATGTTCATCGGATACACGTGAAAAACTTCGAGTTGGTGGGCTGCGGAGACGGCACAGCGAAGCGACCAAAGAAAAAATACGAATAAACGGAAACCGTGGCAGGAAATTTGGGCCAAGAACTGAAGAATTCAAAATTAAAATGCGTACATTTTATGCAAACGTGGGAGTCTCCGAAAAAACTCGTGAATTGATGAAATCCGCCCACACGGGAAGAAGGCATAGCGAAGAAACAATTTGTAAGATGAAAGAGTCCGCCAAATTACGATGGAAAAACAGCAAAGAAAATTTCAAAAACATTGGTATTAAACTATTGGAGACAACATAATGCCCGACACGAGTATAAATTACAATATTGACCAAGATAGAAACCGCTGGCCCGGTTCTGGTTCCTTAATCACAACCGGAAGCACTCCATTTGGTTTTTATGAAACCGATGTGCAGTTCAAAACAGAAGCACCAAATGCTGCCAGATGGGCAGCAACTCGTTTGGGTTATCCTATTGTTGATATTGAAATGATAGACATAAATTTTTATGCATGTTTTGAAGAAGCTGTGAATGAATATGGAGCACAAGTAAATCAATTTAATATTCGTAATAATATTGGTGTGCTACAAGGAACTTCTGCCAATGTAAATCTTACTCAAACAAATGTGGCTGGTAGTGGATTACCACAACTCATAAAATTGGCACAAGGCTATGGCACAGAGTTTGGTGTGGGTGGAAATGTGGATTGGAAAAAAGGTTATGTTGATGTTCAAAAAGGACAACAATCATATGATCTACAAGCATTGTGGGGAGATGTGAGTGAAAGTTTTGATAGAATTGAAATTCGCAGAATTTTTCATAATATGCCACCTGCATCCGCTCGTATATATGATCCATTTAGTATGACAGGTATGAGTTATAGCAATGTATTAAATGAAATGGGTTTTGCTGGTTATTCGCCTGCTACTCAATTTTTGATGACACCAATATTTGAAGATTTGTTGCGTATGCAAGCTATTGAATTCAATGATTTGGTGCGTAAATCTGGATATAGCTTTGAGTTGGTTAATAACAAAGTAAAAATATTTCCAATTCCGACTTATAACTACAAGATGCATTTTGAGTATCTGCTTGTTAAAGACAGAGACAGTCAGGGCATTTATAATTCTGGTTCATTTTATAATGCAAGCGGTTCTTATGTTTCTTCAAATACCATTGGAGATTATAGCAATGTTCCATACAATAATATTCCATACAGCGGCATCAATAGTGTTGGCAAGCAATGGATACGCAAATACTTTTTAGCATTGTGCAAAGAACTATTGGGCAGCATTCGTCAAAAGTATCAAACTATTCCAATACCAGGTGCAGAAGTTACATTGGATGGTGGAGAACTGCGTCAAGAAGCTGCTGCCGAAAAAACAGATTTGATTACACAGTTGAGAGAGAATTTAGAAGCAACAGGTCGCAAGGCTCAAATGGAAATGCGTGAAGCAGAATCGCAACAACTACAATCCACTCTACAGCGAGTTCCACTCGGAATTTATATTGGTTAAAAAATGAAACCTTTTTCTATATTAGATATGGTAATGTCAAAGAGTGAAAGACGACGACTAAAGTATATTGGTGTGAAAAAAACTATGAAGCCGCCAACAAATTTTACTTCATTGGAAATCAAGTATTATAATATGCTTGATGAAATTGGAGTATATTATGTTCATCAATATCCAATGGGAGGTAGATTTTATGATGCATATTTACCGGATGAAAATATTTTATTTGAATTTGATGGAGCATTTTGGCATCCAAAAACTGCCAAAGATGCAAAATATATATTTCAAAAAAAGAGTATGATAGTAGATGAACTGAAAAATAAAATAGCTGCTGATAAAGGATATAAGATAATTCGCATACGCGAAGATGAACCAATCACATCAGAACAAATGAAAAAGTTGATATTCTCATAAAATCATATGGCTATAAAATATTTAAATAGAAGTAATATACCAACTGTTTTAGCAGGAACTCAAAAAGCAATATTTGGGTATGGAAATAATGCTGGTTATTTTTCAATTACTAATCTTGTAAGCAACACCGGCGTTGTAGCAAATGACACAACGGGAGTTGGTACAGCAAGAGTCGGTTTAGCAGCGGCTGGTTATGGGTCAGACAAAGCTATTTTTGGGTATGGAAGTACGGGCACTGCTACAGCAATTACCAATCTTGTCAGTAATACTGGTGTTGTAGCAACTGACACAAGCGGAGTTGGAACAGCCAGAAACTATCTAGCAGCTGCGGGTTATGGAACTGACAAAGCAATATTTGGGTATGGGATTGGTGGTGGTTATCGGTCAATGACCAATAAAGTCAGCAACGTCGGAGTTGTAGCGACCGACACAACTGGCGTTGGAACGGCGAGAACGGGTCCAGCGGCTGCTGGTTATGGAAGTGACAAAGCTATATTTGGTTATGGAGACAATGGCGCTAATCTTTCAATAACCAATCGTGTAAGTAACATAGGTGTTGTGGCGGGTGATACAACGGGTGTTGGAACCGCGAGATATGAACTAGCAGCAGCCGGTTATGGCAATGACAAAGCAATATTTGGATATGGATTTACAACCACGTATGTATCAATAACCAATCTTGTAAGTAATACGGGTGTTGTATCAACTGATACATCCGGTGTTGGAACAATAAGAAGCAGATTGTCGGCGGCTGGTTATGGAAGTGATAAAGCAATTTTTGGATATGGATATAATAGTGGCGGCGGTAAATCAATAACCAATCTCGTAAGTAATACTGGCGTTGTGGCAACTGACACCACGGGTGTTGGCACAGCAAGATATGGTCTAGCAGCCGCAGGTTTTTCAAAAACTACAATACCGGCACCAAATGGAATAAAATATAAGAATAGATTTAATGCAGCTACTGTCACAGGAACACAAAAAGCTATATTTGGATATGGATATACACCAAGTGCTGTATCAACAACTAATTTAGTAAGTGACACAGGCGTTGTAGCAGCAGACACAACTGGGGTTGGGACTGGGAGATATAATCTAGCAGCCGCTGGTTATGGAAGTGACAAAGCAATATTTGGATATGGACAAACACCAACTCAAGTTTCAATAACAAATCTTGTAAGTAACACAGGCGTTGTAGCAGCAGACACAACGGGCGTTGGATCGGCCAGAGTACTATTAGCGGCTGCGAGTTATGGATCAGACAAATCTATATTTGGATATGGAAGTACTGGAGCTGTTACAGCAATAACCAACAAAGTCAGCAACACGGGGGTTGTAGCAACTGATACAACGGGTGTTGGTACAGCGAGACAATCTTTAGCAGCAGCCGGTTATGGATCAGATAAAGCTATATTTGGATATGGATATACAGGTGCTGTTACATCAATAACAAATCTTGTAAGTAATACTGGTGTTGTAGCAACTGATACAACTGGAGTTGGTACAGCAAGATCTATTTTAGCAGCAGCAAGTTACGGAACAGACAAAGTTATATTTGGATATGGAACTAACACAAATGCGGCGGGTGGAGTGGTATCATTAACTAATCTTGTTAGTAATACAGGTGTTGTAGCAACTGATACAGCAGGTGTAGGTACATCAAGATTTTATCTAGCAGCTGCAGGTTATGCTGGTGATAAATCTATATTTGGATATGGATATGCCGCCGCCGCAACCTCAATAACCAATCTTGTAAGTAATACTGGGGTTGTAGCAACTGATACAGCAGGTGTAGGTACAGCGAGACAAGCTTTAGCAGCGGCGGGCTATTCAGTAAATGCACCAACAATTGGTGGAATGAAATTTAGAAAAGTATTTGCTGATCCTATTGCTTTATCAGGAACACAAAAAGCTATATTTGGATATGGATATACAACCGGAGTTGTTTCAATGACAAATCTCGTAAGTAACACCGGAGTTGTAGCAAATGATACAACGGGAGTTGGAACTGCCAGATGGTATCTGGCAGCAGCAGGTTATGGCACCGACAAAGCACTATTTGGATATGGCACGACGGCGGGGTACGATCAAAATTATTCACTAACCAATCTTGTAAGCAATACAGGTGTTGTAGCAACTGATACAACGGGTGTTGGCACGACCAGACGTGCTTTAGCAGCGGCGGGTTATGGGTCAGACAAGGCTATTTTTGGATATGGATACACAAATAATAGCGTAGCAATAATCAATCTGGTAAGTAATACGGGTGTTGTATCAACTGACACATCAAACGTTAACCCTGCTAGACATAATCTGGCAGCGGCTGGTTATGGCAGTGACAAAGCAATATTTGGATATGGGCAGACAAGCGCAATAACCAATCTTGTAAACAATACAGGCGTTGTAGCAAGTGATACAGCCGGTGTTGGCACGCCAAGATTTCATATAGCAGCGACGGGATATGGAACGGATAAAGCAATTTTTGGATATGGAACTACTACTGGTACTAATTATTTATCAATGACCAATCTTGTTAGTAACACAGGTGTTGTAGCCACAGACACGACGGGTGTTGGTACCGCCAGAAAAGAGCCAGCTGCGTCTGGTTATGGCAGCGACAAAGCAATATTTGGATATGGATTTAATGGTAGCAATTTATCAATAACCAATCTGGTTAGTAATACAGGTGTTGTAGCAAATGACACAACAGGTGTTGGATCTGCAAGACAGGGTCTAGCAGCAGCCGGTTATTCACTAACATAACATATTTATGGCATCACTAAAAGGAAGATATTTTAGCACACGGGACTTAAACTTAATCAATTCTCTCAACGGCGAATTGATGGGCGAAATTATTGAAAATCTTATTCAAATATTTAAAATTTGTCCAAATGAAACCAAAACAAATATATATGGTGAAACTTCATCAGAAACTGGTAAATGGTATTTTCCAGCAGTTCAAATATCTGCACTTATAGAAAGATCTGAAATGACGGCAGAATTTGACGATTTCGGACCAAATAGAAATCAAGATCATATTTTCAAGATGCGTGAAAAAATGTTAAAGCAATTAGAATTTTATCCAGAAATTGGCGATGTAGTATTCTTCAACGATAAATTTTATGAATTGGATTCGGTTATATCTGAGCAGCTGCTGGGGGGTCAGAGTGATAAGAACCACAGTATAATTTGCAACGCGCACTATACCAAGTACACTTCACTAAACATTTTAGAAAGAAATCAGTGATTTTTATATTCGTGTATCTCTAATGGGGAAGATTTGACTTTGGTCCAGTTGTCCCAATCCAGTTCCCAGATATACTTTATGGTATAGCCCATCTTGTGTAGTGTCTTAAACTTCTTGAGCGTCTCCGCATATAGTTCGCCAAAAGTTGTTTTTGTGACTCTATTGACTTCTTCTTGTTTATGTACCGATGGGTTTCCGTGCCAATAATCACCAAGAAATTCGTAAACAACATTTTTGTGAACTCCATCCACCAAATATTTTTTTATTCTTTTTTGACGACCTGTTTCTGGAATTTTAAGTTCATCTAGAAATTTTGTTTCTTTATTGGAAACATTTGATGTACATTTTTTACAACCCTGACCGGCTCTGTGGCTGAATGGAGATTGTGAAAAAACTCCGTGTGTTGGACATATTATTTTAATTTTTGTATATGCGTCAATATACTCCGTTTTGGAATAGTCGTAAAAATTTTTATGAACTTTTTTACACTCTTTAACAAGTTTCTCGGTGGATGTTCTGTGCTTGTCCATGTAGCATTGTGGACATCCGCATTGGTTTTTGCTTCCTTTACCAACATGCGATGTCGGAAATTGTTCAAAATCCCCGTGAGTTGAGCAAGTTATTACGACTCTTATTTTACAACCTATATATACAGTTTTAGAATAGTCATATTTATCGCCGTGTATTTTTTTAGCAAGATTTATAAACTCTTCAGTCGTATTAGTGTTTCTTTCGTTTCTACACAACATACACCCCGTACCGTATAAATGAGAATTTGCTTGTTGAATAAATTCTCCGTGCGTTGGGCATATTATTTTTATTTTTTTGTGTCCTTTTGTATAAACTGATTTGGAATAGTCATATTTGTTTTTGTGAATTTGCTTTGCTCGCTCGATAAATTCCTCCTGCGAAACAGATAGTGAAATTTTATTACTTTCATAACCGCATTTTTTACACCCGCTACCATTGCAATGATTTGCAGCAGTTGGATAAAATTCACCATGCTTTTTACAAATCACGGTCAACTTGACTGCGGCACCGGCATAAACCGATTTGGAATAGTCATATCTATCACCATGAACTCTTTTTGCTCTATCTATAAACTCCTCGGTCGTGGGAGTGTATTGTTTTGCACACTTTGAACACCCAGTTTTATTATATAAATGGTCATTTGCTCTACATAAAAATTCACCATGTTCTTTACAAATTGTGATTACTTTATCACAGGATCTCGTATAAACCGATTTGGAATAGTCATACTTATCCCCGTGAATTTTTCTGGCTCTATCAACAAAATCCTCAGTTGTGCTTCGTTTCGGCATAATATCGCTCCATTCGCTTTTCTTGAACCTTTTTGCGGTTCTTTGCATAGTATTCATTTGCCCATTTTCTACGAGCGTCTATGATTTCTTCTTTTGTGTTATATTTTCGTTTTCTTGGCATATACTAATAAATATCAATGAAAAACTAAAAACAATGAACATTTTGTTATTTTATTACTCTCACTCGCTATTTATATAAACAACTCAATATAATATGGCATGGCGTGGACCAACAACTAAACCAGTGGCAAATAACCCACCACATAATCCAATAAATCATGGACATGAAATGGCTGAATCTAAAAAGCCAGTAGTAGAGGCTGCTTATGGTCCAAATCACAAGCCAAATAGAGCATATGATTTACGTAGAGACACAGATGCTCAAAAGAATTTTTCAGTTACACTCATTGATATTGATACTGCTATTTTAACACATCTTGATACTGTTATATCTCCTACAATAATAGATGCTGGTCGTCAAATAAAAGTGCCAATAAATTATGCTTCACCAGAAAAATGGAAATCTATTCAACAAGATGGTGTGATTAGAGATCATAATGGTAAAATACAAACACCAGTTATTGCTTTTCGCAGAAGCACCATGCAACGCAATGATAATTTAATTACACTCAATCGTTACTTACAATATCCAGCAGTAAAACATTTTTCTGAAAAGAATAAATATGATAGATTTTCTGCCATGTCTGGATTCATGCCTGTGAAAGAAATTTATAGTGTAGCAATGCCAGATCATGTTATTATTAACTATGAATTTATTATATGGACAGAACTGATTGAACAAGGCAATGCTGTTGTAGAAGCAATAAATTTTGCTACAGAAGATTATTGGGGTGATAAAAATAGATTCAAATTTAGAACAAGCATCAGCGATTATAATTTTGAAACAACAAATGATGCTGGTCAAGATCGTATTGTACGCAGCACATTTAGCATAATGGTAAATGCTTATTTATTACCAGATAAATTTGAAAATTATAAATCAGTTGTTCAAAAAGCATTTACACCAAGAAAAGTTGTATTTGATGTTCATGAAAAAATTGTTGGTGCAATTGGAGAATCTGGAGAACATACATCTGTGTCTGTTAATGATGGAAACTTAGCTGATTCAAATCAACCACCAATATCTCAAAACATAATCTACAACATTACAAACAATAACGCAACCAATACATTTGAAACTGTAAATATTACTGGTATTTCTGGAGCTACAGGATCATTAACTGCCAACTCTGAAATTATTTCTAGTTCTGCTCAAATTGATTCTGAATTGATTGGTGATAGAAATGCTGCAAGATGGCTTGTATCTATATATGATGTTTCTAATACAAATGTTAAAGTTAATGAAGTCATGGCAAGTTGGAACAGTGTATCTTCAAGTTATTATATAACAGAAGTAAATCAAATTGGATCTGTACCAGTAACATTGTCTGTCAATAATGTTGGCGGCAGCATAAATCTACTAGCAACCCCACTGTCTGGAACATGGACAGTTAAATATATAAAGATGGTTGTATGATACCAAACGCATTTATAGCTTCTAATGGCTTGATTGTAAACGGCAATGCCGAAATTAACGGAGATTTGACCGTGATCGGCTTTGCATATGCTTCAGCAAGTTATGCTATCACAGCAAGTTATGCTTTGAGTTATAGCGGAACAAGTGGAACCAGTGGTGCCAACGGAAGTAGTGGTGCCAGTGGAACAGACGGCAGCAGTGGAACCAGCGGAGCCAACGGAAGTAGTGGTGCCAGCGGAACAGACGGCAGCAGTGG